AGATAACCCCATCTCTTGGCTCGATTGGATCATTAGCGGAGACTCCTTCAAGAACTTCTTTGAAGGCACGGTGAGCGACTACTCTGCTAACGGGTTAACAGGGGATTGGGATTGGTCAGAAGTGTCGTAAAATAGGGTTATTTTGACAGAGGTATTATTTGACTGAGGTGTTTGTATATGCTACCCTTCAAGAACTACTTTGAAGGGAGCTTTAATGGCATCGTATGTGTATCGGCAGTTAAACAAGGTTACGGGGGAGTACTACATAGGCAAGGGTACTTACTCGTCTAAAGACCCAGATGGTTCGAGGTATCTTGGGTCTGGTATTCTATTCTTGCGTAAGTACAGGGCTCACCCACAGGACTTTGAGAAAGAAATCTTAAAGGACTTCGAGGATGAGAGCGAAGCCTATGCCTATGAGAGAGAGCTTATAGGTGAGAAGTACATAGGTGGTGCGGAACACGACCTTTTGTGTTTGAACATGGACGCGGGTGGGCGTGGGGTTTCTTCTTCCTTTATGCGGGCATTTTACAAAAACCCAAGCAACATAGAGCGGTCTAGGCAAATTGGAAAGTCTTTATGGGCAGACAACAAGTATCGAGCAAAAGTACTCTTGTCTAGGCAAGGTTCCGTAGCTGTTAAAAGGATAGAAGCCTATAAGATTAAGCTCAGGGACCCGATTTTCATGGAGTGGTTGAGGGGTAGGTTTCGCTGTGCTTCTAGGAGAGAGAACCTTAGAAGGAGCAACATGGTTAAGCCAATAAGGATAGAGAAAAACGGAGTGGTTTTATCCATTAACCGAGATGAGTTATCCGATTATTTTCGATTAGGTTGGTCTTTATGTTCGAAGGGGGTGGTGAACATTTACCGCTCGGACATAGGTGTGTATAGCTGTGGACAGCATGATGTGGTGAAGCACTTGGTGGTGGAGCATGGTTTTCAGTTTGGGACGCATTATGGACTTGAGAGGGTGAACTACGATGTGATTTCCAATCTAGAGGGAGTAAAGCAAGTGAAGTCGGAAGGGCAGGTGAAGTCGTGGTCGGATAAGCCGGTGTTGTTGGTGAGTCCAAGTGGTGATGTTGTGTCGGTGGCTCGTGGGGAGTACTTGGACAAGTTGAGGTTGGGTTATGAGTTTAAGAGTGCGAGTGTAGACTTAAGGAACAACACGACTAAGCAGGTGGTATTTTTGGGGCGAGGTAGTGCGAAGAAGCTCTTGTTAAGAAGTAGTGATTGGGAGTTAGGTTCTAGGCGTGGGTATGTAAGGATTGGGGCAAAGGGTTTATAATTTATACTTTGTTTATAACCCTATGTGTGTTTGGATAATCTAAGCACACATAGGAGCTACTTATGAGAGTAAAGACCGCTACTGGACCCTTGCCTGAGACAAGGCTTCAAGCTGATTTAATCAAGTTTTCTCTAGCTGTTAGGGCTGTTGAGGAGCTTTCTGTAGAGAGCGGTGTCGATGTTTCTGCTTTAATGGGAGATGCGGAGGCTCTCTTGAGGCGTTTCAAAGAGGAGTTTCTCGAAACTGAGAAGTCTATTTTAAGTTTGCTTGAGGGGCAGGCGTTTGACGGTTTAAAGAGTAAGCCTCGTTTAGTGGCTTATTTATCTAGGTTGGTCGGGACGCCACAAGTCACGATAAAGCGTGTGGTGGCTGTAAGCCGTGTTTATAAGAGTGTTTTTGGTTGGTTTAAAACTCGTCAGCCTCTTTTGAAGTCAGCTTTTACAGATAAGCCGACTCAAGTAGCTTTGATTGGGGTTAGCAATGCTTGTCTTGATGTTATGGTGGATCTTAACGGTCTACTCTTAGTCGAGAGGGCGAGCAAGGCACAGTCGATAGGGAAATGGATAGCTGATGCGTGTGCTCTATTGGAGCAAGCGAACCCTGTGGAGCAAAGCCTTAGGGACATAAGGGAGGTAGCGAAGCTGGCGGGGGAGATTAAGAGCTTAGATGCGAGGATCAGGGCGGGTGGTTTGCCTGAAGGGGAGCAGATCAAGATGCTTCAAAACCGCGAGGTTTTGTACGACAAGCTCTTGGATATGACGAAAGGTTCGGAAGACAGGCAGGCTTTGTTGGCAGAGGCGGGTCGTGTAATCAACACCAACACAAGTTTCCAAACTCGAACTGGAGAGATCCAAAGGCTCACTCCAGAGCAAGAGGAAGCGATGATGGTGACGGGTAAGTCGATTATTGCTGCGGGTGCAGGTTCTGGTAAGACTCGTGTGTTGGCATCTAAGATCGCCTACACCATTAACGAGTTAGGTGCCAGCCCTGATCAGATAATCGCCACGACCTTCGGCAAGGAGGCTTCTAACGAGTTGAAGTCTAGGGCATCTAAGTACTCGAATGGAGCATCGGATTCTGGTCGTTTTATTGGCTCTACGACACACTCTATCTCCCATAAGATTTGTACCGATTCTGGTTTTCTTAGGGGTGTGGAGCTAATGTCAGAGTCTAAGGCAGAGGCGTGGATGAAGGCGGCTATAGAGCAGGTTATGCTTTATCACCCTGCTAGTAATACCCCTCCACTTGTTAGACCTTTCATTAACCTCGCCCTCGCCGCCGCTCCACTTCAGTCTATGAGCGTACAAGTGGATCAAGCGGCTGGAAACACACAACAAGTGGACGAGCTAAAGAGACTTCTTATTGAGACCGCCCGCGTAATCGGTGAGAAGGCGATTTGGGCTATAAATAACAATATGTCGTGGGGTAGAGGTGATTTGGATAAGATTCGTCCATCTATCCAAAACATCGACAACAGAGGGAACATCACATTCTTACCTCCGAGCAGTCCCATTTGGGACGATAGGGGTTTTAGGGATACAGTTAATGCTCTCATCACCACAAATCGTGGGCAGAACTCTATCCAAAAGGCTGGTCCATTTCCTGGCTTTACGGGTAAGTTCGCCTCTTTCCCTCCCTTTGGTAAACCTGAGCCTGTAGGGCAGTGGTTTAACATTGGCTACGAGAGGGAAGATGTCCTCTCTAAAGACCAGAAGGTATCCGATTACATGAAGGAGATCGGTATCTACATGGCGGATATGGTGTCACCCACCGAGCTTTGGTCTGGGGGCAATGGTGGAGCGGTAGCGGCAGTTTATGGTGCTTATATGTACTTTAAGACAAGGGAGAAGCTCGCTGATTATGACGACCTTTTGGTGTGGGCGAATAAATCCCTTGTAGAGAATCCGTCTAAGCTCCGCTCCATGCAGGCGGCTTACAAGTACATCTTCGTAGACGAGGCACAAGACTTAAATAAGGCACAACACACTCTGTTCGGTCTTATTGCAGGTCATATTAATCCCGAGACCTTACAGCCATATGGTGATGGTCGTATGACGGCAGACACATACTGCTTCATTGGTGACGACAAGCAAGCCATTTACGAGTTTAGAGGTGCTCAACCCGAGGAGTTCATCAACATCTCAGACGCTTACAATGGTGAGTTCAAGACATCTGTTTTAAGGACAAACTTTAGATCAGGTCGCAACATCGTCCAAGCGGCTAATAAACTCATCGCCCATAACACCAAACAAATCCCTATGGTTTGTAATCCTACACCCACAAAAGAAGAGGGTCGGATTACCTCAGAGGATCACATCAATACATCGACACCCCAATCACCTGGTGCTGTAGAGGTGGCTAAGGAGATCTCTGAGATTATTGAGATTGAGGGTTGGTCTCACCAAAATGGTGAGCAACACAAGTTCGGTATTGGTTGCCGTACAAACGCAGAACTGACTGGATATGCGTTTGAGTTATTGGTAGCTGGAGTTCCTTACTTCTGTAAGAGAGACTTAATGAACACAGCCACAATGCTTGCACCTGTTCACTTGATGTCGGTTCGTTCAAACAATCCAGTGTACAAACTTGAAGCCGTTAAGATGGCTCACAAGCACTTGTTGTTTTACATCGACTCTCAGTTCAATGCCAGCCTAGATGAGCAAGCAAGACACGCTGGGCAACACCCCTTAGATTTCTTGGTGAATGGCGGTTGGAGGTCGCTCTATCCTTCAAGCCAAACCAAGAGATTGTCCAATGCTAAGGCGTATGCGGATGCTTTGAAGTCTATTATGGACTTCGAAGGGACTAACTCAGAACTGATAGACTTTGTGTGCCGTAATATCCGTGGTCTAGATGGTAAGAACCTCTTGGAACGCACGGGTGAAAACTTGTCCGCTGCCGAGATCGACGATCTATCCAGAGAGACCGAGTCAGGCGAGGTCACTCTGGATGATATGGCTCAGTACGCTGAGTCTGGAACCCGCGTAGTCCATCGTGTGTTCGAGAAACGAACCCTCGAAGATGGGTTGACCTTCTTCTTTGAGCTAAAGAAACAGTCGAAGACGATGGCGGATAAGTCCAACGAAGAGGGTGGTCGAAATAAGAACTCTGTGTTCCTCGGCACCATGCACGCTTGGAAAGGTCTTGAGTGTAGGGATATGTACCTCCCTATGACAAATGGATACTTCCCAGACCCTCGCTCTGATATAGAGTCTGAGCGTAGGCTTGCTTATGTGGCTATCACTCGTGGGCAAGACCGCGTTAAGATTCTTTATGGTCCTGACAGAAACCCCTCAGACCGTGGGAATAAGGGTAAGGGCGGTCCTTCCCCCTTCATCTCTGAGGCTTGTATCCAACCCGAGATCTCCCTCGATACTCGTACTGCAAGCGTTAGCTTTATGGAAGCTATGCGGGAGTTCCTTAGGTCTAACTGAGTTTATAGTCTCTTTATAACCCCTTAGGTGGATACAATAAGATTCACCTAAGGGGTTATAAATGAGAACAGCAAGTGAAGTATTGAGAAGTCTAGAGGTGAGAGTCGCCCGCCTCGAAAGCGGAATGACTCGTAGGGCGGCTTTAGACCTAAAGCCTGTCCATGCTGTTTTCCCTCAAACAGAGGGAGACGATAAAGTCGCTAATCAAGTCCTAAATGTAATCCTTCAAGGATTCGGTTCTAACCTAGATGGTTCTTCGAACTTTAAAGCCAAAAAGGGCTACGCCTCTATCGAGCGATACAACAGAGCAGAACGAGAGACTGAGCTTATCCCTTATCCAGATCAAGTGGTAGTAGGTGGCTCGATGGTTCTCACCTATGTCTATGATGGAAGTGATTTCGAAAGAGTACTAGGCACACCCCTAGTACTCGGTGGCATGGGCTATGAAGATCTATCCAAAACTTTGTTCTCGGTTGTGAAGTCTAAGCTCTCTAGCGTAGAGCAAGACCTCATAGAAGCCACCAAGCTCGAACTCAACTACGAGGTTCGTGGATTGGATATCCAAGACATAACGACCGAACTAGAGGTGGTGAACCTCTCCGCTAAGAAAGAGAGGAATACCCTAGTGGTGTCTCTCTTAGTCTCTGTGGAGAGCGAGATCGTTTACTCTGAGTGACCCTACCCCCCTAGCTCCTCTTCAGTCCCAATACTGAGCGAAGTTAGGGCAGGTAGCCATCAGATACTCAAAAGCCTTAAACTTGACCGACCTTCCAAAATCGCCTTTGAGGGCGTTTAAGAGTCTCTTGGTAGAGACAGAGGCTTGGGGCATCTCAATCTCAAGGCTGTCGAGGTCAATCCCCTTGAGGTGGTCATTGAGGGCGGTTAGCTCGCTGAGGGTGAGGTTGAAGTTATTGGCGGGGCTCTCAAAGAGCCATTGGGTGATCTTGTTATCGTACTTGTTCATTTAGCTCTCCTAGCTGTTGGTTCTCCTCACTAATAATGGATAACCAGGGTTGGGATGATTTTTATTCGTTTATATTTTGTTGCCCATGTGTTTTTCACCCCACTTACAAAGGATAAGACAGCTATGAGAACTCGTCTAGCAAGTGAAGTAGTCCGTGAACTTGAGTCCCGTTTAGCCCGCCTAGAGGGTCGTAATGATTTCTCTAGCCGTATCGCCGCAGATGATAAGGATGTGAAGCTCGACCTCGGTGGTCTAAAGAAGGCAGTAGAGTCCGTTAAGTCGGAGTTTAAGGCTGTACTGAAAGAGGTTGGTTCTATTCAATCTCAGTTGGACGAAGACGAGGAGGTTTCTTTTGACGAGGACGAGGCTAACCCCCTTAGGGCTGAGGCTCGTATCCTTCAGAACAACCTCATGAACCACCTCGATTTACCTGGCGGTGACTTGGGTAAGGCGTTATCCATTTTGGAAGAGTCTATCGAGGCTATCGAGGATGTAGAGGCGGTGTTCAACAAGATCAACGCTCGCATGAGAAAAATCCGTAAATAAGGCGGTGTTCTAAACCCCCTTTCCTATATAAAGGGGTGTAAGTTACCGCACTTAAACGAGGTTTTATATGAGCGATTTGAAAGCACAAGTGAGTCGTATAAGGTCGAACACCAAAGTGACTCAGATTATGGTAAGCCGTGTTGTGAAGCTCCCACGCGGTGGTGGTGATGTGTTTGTCTCTCTTACTGCAAACTACGGAACCCCTGATGACTTGACTGAGGGTCTAGACCATGCAGATGTGCGTGTTGCAACCCATCTGTTGGGCTTGGATGTAAATGTACTCGCTCACGAGCAAGCTGCCGCAGGTGGTCTTATCACACAAGCTCAGATGGAAGCCTCTATCAAGAAGATTAAAGGAAACTTCACTTATCTCATTAAGGGCAATAGCGAGGGCTGATTAGCTTTTGATCAACACCCCTTATCTTGTGTAAGTCTTTTATAGTGGGTTATCCTTAAACAGATAGGATAACCCACTATGAGATCTACAATCTCTTTTGCCTGTAGAGAGGCTGTAAGGACATCCCCAAGAGTTCGTACAGCCTCTGCTTATTTGGTTCGCCAAGAACTGAACGAGATTACCCTCATCCCCTTTGGAAACCAAATCCTCAAAGGTTCGGTTAAGCGGGCGAGTATCAAAGGGCTTGTCTCAAAGATTAAAGAAATCTATCAAGGCTTCCAAAAAGCACCTAAGCTGTGGGAGCAGTTCAAAGAGATGCTCGGCATCACATCTACGAATGTTTTGAGCCTCTACAAAGAGCTATCCACCAAGTTCGAGAAGTTCTTGGACGAGGGGAAAAAATGGATAGATTCAAAGAAGAAATCTTTAGAGGACAAGTATGCGTTCGTTAGGTTTTTCTTTGCCTACGCTAACAACGCCCCTACGCTTACCTCCTTAGTGACAGACCTCATAAAGAAGCTACCAGAGGAAAAGAGATCCGCTGTTTCAGCTTATGTGGGCAAGCTCACCAAAGGCACACGCTCTCTGACGGATTGGATGACTAAGTTCTTAGAGGCGAACCCCTTATTGTCCGCTTTAACCACTCCCGCTAAAGCCTACATATTTTGGATAATCTGGATAAATGTGACGGAGGTGAGTTGGAAGATCACGGATATCCTAAAGGGATTTCTAGGGATGATCTCATGGGGGGAGTTGCTTGCGTCATTACCTGAGAGCGGGCTTGGGTTCTTGGTGACGCTGATGTTCCCTGGTATCCCTGGAGGTTGGGTGATGAAGTCTTTACAGATAGGTTGGAACGCTCTGATTATTCCAACGCTAGGTCTTCAGCTTTATTGGCTGTACAAAAATGGACACTTAACGGCTAAAGAGGTGGGTGTGTAGGGATTTTGGTGGGGTTGAGGGTTGAGCTTTATATAATAGGGCTGACCTACACCTAAACCCTAGCAGGAGGGGCGAGTACATTGATAACCCAAGACTATATTGATGGTGTTTATCAGCGTTTATCCGAAATGGATGTGGAGCTAGACGCAGACCCTTTGCAGTTTGGACCATCGAGGCTTAATCAAAAGACAGCAGAAGTACGCGGTTATTTATCCAATACAGAGCGTATATTCATGGAGGTGTCTCATAACCTTCAGCAATACAAGCGTAATCTGTTGGTGGCTCAGACGCAGTACAAGCTAGAGGTGACGAGCCTAATGACGAACGACCCCATTGTGAGGTCGGGCAGATCTCAGCCTGAGCGAGAGGCTATAGCGGCTACTCGCTTAGTACCCTTGCAAGTTTCCATTAATGACTTGACCCTTGCAGTTCATGACTTGGAGGATGTCTTAGCCGTAATCAAAGCGAAGCGGGCGGACTTGAAAGACCTACAAGGGAGGCTTAAGGATCAGTTGAAGCTCTGCCAAGAGCAGTTGGGCTTAGGTCAGCGTTGGGGTAGTAGGGCTTACACGGCACAAGACTTTGGGTTGCCCTCGGACTTGAAGCTCCCTGCAAGCAAAGCACCCGACACACAAGCCAACACGGACTCGCTCGTAAAAGACTATCTAGACCGAAGGCAAGAAGCCGAAGATGCGGAGGACGAGTTGAACCGAGCCTTAGCGACACCACCTAAGGCTCAGTTATTGGATAATGTGTCGGATATGGATGCTATTGAGGAGTTTGCCAAGACCCCCCTCACTCAAGTAGACACCTCGAACATAGACGAGTTAAATCTAGACGATCTGTTCTCCGAGTTCGAGGGTTAAGATTACTGAGGCATATTGAGCGGATTGTTGGGGTCGAAATCCGCTATTTCTTGATAGTCCACGATACAATCGTCCATCTGAGATGGGATACGAAAATCATCGCGTGTAAAGCGAAGGGCTACGGCTCTATAGATGGCTAGTAGGTCTTCACCTGTATAGCCCTCTTGCTGTAGCTGATTTTGGAAGGCGATAGAGCCTATGGCTTGGGCTTGGAAGATAAGCTCCTCCATAGGTATCTCATTAAGGATAAAATCTATCCATTCTTGTAGGTTCTCAGGTTCCATTTTCAGTTAGCTCCTTTGAGTTTCTCAACGAGTGAGAGGTCGGTGTCGCCTCTGTCTATCTCTAGGTCTATCTCCATAGAGATGATAGAGTGTTGCCTACGAATAGCGTCCCATACACTATCCAATATGGGGTCATTCATCATGCCTTTAAGGATGCTATCCATTTCCACACCCTCTTGCTGTTCAGAAGAGTACTTGTGACTAGGAGAGGCTGTTCTCCCTACCGTGGGTTCTACAGGTGTGCGGAAATACTTGGACAAAAGTTCTGGCTTGGAATACTTCAAAACTTCCCTAAGGATTGAACTACTCCTAAGGGCAATCTTGAACTCTGTGGGGAATAACGAGGCTGCTTCCTCAAGGGTTATTTCCTTCCCCTCATAAGTGAACTTAGTCCCATTAGCTAGGTTACGCCAGCAATCCACAGATTCGAGATCGAAAGGCTCTAGTGGTGCGGTGAGGTAATCTTGTACGCTTATGCCTAACTGCTCACACTTCTTTTTAATGTATCCGTTCAGCACCTGTAGAGATAGACTCCCTGGAGTGAGGTCTATTTTTCCGCTGAAAGCGTGGGCTCCCGCAGACCACATACGCTCACCTAACTTGTCTCCAGGATTTCTCTCTGAAGCAATAAGCCTGAGGATGCTATTGTCGCTTTCAAGAAGATCTTTCATCCACTCTACTTCCTGTTCGGCAACGGCAGAACCGTTATGCTTGTATCTCCAAGTGTTTGCGATACTACCTACATCGACCTTACCATTCATTCCAACCTTCGGCCACACACGCGGTCCACCAGTTAATGCAGAGGTGTTCCTCACGGACTTCAAACCAGACTTCATCGCGGATATGGCACGGGTAATCATTATCCTTATACCAGTACCGCTTGGAGCACACTCTCCAGCCACCGTGTAGTCCCCATAAATATACTCTTCACCAGTATCCTGAGTAAACTTTATTGTAGCGGTAGTTCTGGCAAAGGGTGTTAGGTAGGAAATCTGCCATCCCTTAGTCATATATTTTTCTATGTTTATCCTTTTTTGAGTGCTTTCTGTGTCTGAGTTGTTAAAGAACAACCCAATGGAGTCGAAAAGACGCTCTACAGGCACATTTGTGAATGTATTTATTGCTTGAATAAGAGTTAAATTCTTAGGTGGATAACCCTCTACAGCAAAACTATATTTACCTTTAAGCCGAGCATATCTATCCGCAGGTAGAGACACATGATTTACTGGATTCTTCTCAAAATCGTCAAGCTGTACCTCAAGAGCGGTGATGTTCTGAGGCGTAGGATCCACAATAGAAGAGAGCATCTCGTTGGTGAAGTTAACCACCTTAGAGGAGTCTCTTTGTACTGCGTCTGCACCAGCGGTTAAATCCATTGTGAGGCTCTTACGGATAATGTCCGTAAAGAACTCTTGATCCTTCATGGCGACTAGACCCTGAAGCTCGTCAATGGATAGGTTCTCTATGTCGCCCTCTTGGATATTCTGAGACACAGCGGTGGGTGAGTCTGTGGCTTCACTCATTGTGGTGTCGATGAAGATTTCTTCGACCTCTTTGTCTTGTCCCGCTCTATAGGCTCTAGCTGTGCGTTGCTTAATCACTTCGGAGTTGAATCCCGCACCTCTATCCAAATGGATAACTTTGGTGAAGGTTTGGAAGTTAAAGCCGAACGCATAAGCGTCAGTACACACGGTAGACCCGATGTGGGGGTTGTTGTTGATGTACTGCTTGGAGATATCCATTGCCCATGTAGCCTCAGCCTCCATCTCTTCACCCTCAGGCATTTCGTTTGAACGCTTGATGATCTTAGCCACATCTAGCTTTTCAAACTGCTCAAGGGAGAGGTTATCCCTTGAGTTGACGGTGTAGATGAGCTTGCCCGCTTGATAGAAGCGGATAGCTTCTGGTAAGCACACAGCTACGACTTTTGCAGGCATCTTCTTACTGATGCTCTTACCTGTCTCTACAGCTAAGAGGTTATCTGCGGTGAAGTAAAGGGTCTTAGTTGTTCTGTACTCAAGGGCTAGAGCAACAGCCTGTTCCACCTTTACATTTTTAGCTCCCTTGATAACGCTCTCAGGTCTATTGGATAGCTTCATGAGCTTCTTAATGAGCGGTGTAAGAGACTTCTGAGCGTAGTCTTGGAGTAGCTTCTTCTGCATGGTGCGGTTTCTGCCACGACCCACAGCGGAGGGATTAAGCTCTCTGAAGTCGTCATCCTCGGTGTCGCTGTATGAGGAAAGCTCTTCAGCACTCAAGTCACGATACTTCTTGAGCATGGCTGCGAGTTCGCGTTTGATTTTAGAAGCCTCTTGCTTATAGGCGTTTTGAACAGCCTGTGGCATCTTAACCGTTAAGGTGCGTGAGGTCTTGGGGAGTAGCTTGGGTAAGCCAACCTCCTCATAGTTGACGCTCTCCTTAAAGGCAAAGAAAGCGTTTTCCTTGACCCATGTGTAGAACTCTCTCTGAGCCTCAGGGTCGTTCTTGATGCCTACAAAGCGACCGCCCACGACATTTCCGTATTTCTTAACGAAGGCTTCTTCATCTGCCGCTGAGTAATCTGCACCCTTAGCGAGCGTAACGAATCTGTAAAGGTCGAGGGGATCCTTCTGCATGGTAGAGGCGGTAAGGAAAACCTTACGAGGGTGCTTGAGAGAGGCGAGGGCTTTCCTCTTATCCCCAACAAGGGCTTCGTTCACCTCGTCAAAGAAGCAGGCATAGAACTCCTTTTGGAAATACTTATCCGCTTTAGGATAACTCTCCACCACGAGTGCCTTTTGAAGCAGACGGATTTGCTTCTTGAGTTCTTTGATGAGCTTTTTCTTAGCCTCTAGTTGCTTATCGCTTAGGGTGGGGTGCTTTTCGCCCTCTAGGTTGTTAGGGTCAACGGGACGACCTTGTAGCTGTATTTCTCTCTCTAGAACGGATAACTCTTCCAGTAGCTTAGAACCCTCTTCTGTGGAGGCGAACTGCCCACCGAAATCTTGGAAAGTTTCCGTGTACTTGTCATAAGACATCTCGACCACGCGGTCGTTGAGTATCTTACGCCAGTTTGGAGACACATCCTTAGTGCCGTCAGCGAGAGTGACTTCTTCACCACCCTCATCCATGTAGGCATCTATCTCTTTCTTGAGGTTGCCCACAAGACGAGCAGGCGATACGAATAGGAACTTACGCTTAGGTAGCCCCTCGTACATCTCTTGGTTTATGGCGTTCTTGATGGCGGCGAGAGCCGTCACCGTCTTTCCTACACCTGTGTCTAGACCGACTACACCCTTCATTTCAGCGGAGTCGATCCAAGCAAGGGCTTCGAGTTGCTTATTGTTGAACCTAAACGGGCCTCTATCCGTTTGCTTAACGAAGCCACCTAGAGACGCTGGGGTGAAGCGTTCTAGGTTTTCTACAGCCATCGCCGCCTCTTGTGCTTTGAGCTTATTGAAATAAGCGTCAATGAAGTCGGAGGCTGGCTTGCTCACACCAACAGAACCGAGGCTCTTACGAACTAGCTCAAAGTCTTCAACCTTGAAGGTGTAGTAAGGGTTACGAGACCTATGCCATGAGTGAGACTCTGGTATATCCTTATTGATCACCTTCTCAATAGTGGCTACCTTTTTGGATAGTTTATCCATTATGCTATGGTCGAGATTTATCCCACGAGGGGATGATCCAGGGAGACCCAACAAGAGCGACTGCCCATCTTCTGTGAGGGTCACATAAGGCTCGATTAAGCGTTGGCGTACCTTATTGTCCGCTAAGTAGTCTATGGTCTGTACTACTCCGTCCTTAACAATCATGCGGTCTTCAAGGAGGGAGACCGTCTTGTTATCTCCACCAACCTTGTTGATGTACCCACCCTCGATGAACTTACCCTCAAGGTTAACGATGTGTTCTAAGAGATAGCCTGCATAGCGACCCTTTACGATGAGAGACTTTGGTGAGCCGTTTACTACTATCTGCTTTGTCTCTACAGAGCGAGAAATCCCACTACCTACGACTTGGGATTCACCGAAGTCCCTGATCTCTCTAGTGACGATTTCGTCTTTTTCGTAGTTCACACTAGCAAGCTCTGTTGCGTAGTGGGGTACTGCGGTGTTGTTTGGTCCGATTGTTATCACGGGTACAGTGAGATCTTTGGACTCATACTTAATCTTCTGCGTGACATCATCCCAAACAGGATAGTTAGGCACATTGACCTTCTGTGTTTGGAACTCAGGGACGAGTACGGTTTGAATAGCAGTACTAGAGGCTTGTTGTACTGCTATTTTATCCTTTAAGGCTTGTAGCGAGGGGAAGTACTCGTACTCGTTGCCGAGGTTTGTGGTGAAGTTGGGGTGGTATATGCCCTTGATGTAAGGCTCTATAGCCCTTCTGTATTGATCTTTGATTTCTTTGGTTACATTGGAAGAGAGCTGAAGGCTCATATTGTATTGCAGTTTTTCTAGTGCTTTAGCGGCTCTAGCGGCTTTTCTGCGTTCAGTTTCTGTATTTATGTACTTGTAAATAGGCTTGCCGTTTTTATCCGTTTTCTCTGGTGTCCCATCAGGTTTTATCCCATAACCAGGGAGATAGAATTTTTGTGACTTTCCTATTTGATCCTTAATCTCTTCTTTAAGGAACTCAATCCTTTCCAAAAGCCTATCCCTGTCTTCCTTTGTGGCTCTAGGGGGGAGTACTGAATAAAGCCCTTGTTCGTTGGGATAAAGCTCTTTAATGAGCTTCTTTTCCTCGTCACTTACTTTTACCCTTGTGGGGACTTTGGGTACGGGGATTTGCTTGTATGCGGGGTCGTACGCTACGAGGGCGAAGATGGGTTTATCCCCATCTCCGTAGACGGGCATAGACTCAACAACATAGCCCATGTTATCCATTTGGGCTTTGAGCTTGAGATCACGAAGTTCGGTCATCTTCATGGCTCGTTCGATACGAACCTTTTCAGAGTTGCTTGCTTCCTCAAGCATAGCCTCTACTTGAGAGCCGAGCTTGAACTGAAGATATCTTACACCGACTCTGTTATTGACCTTAATGGATACTGCCACGACCATGCCGAAGGTCTGAAACACATTACGCATGAAGTCGCAGTAAAGCTCCATGAGCTTTTTGCCCTCGGTACTCTTCGCATAATCTTTGATGGCTTTAACCTTCTCTGTGAAGGGGGTATTCCTATCGTTGATAAGGTTTTCCATTTCGTTGTCGAGTGCTTCGATAAATCTTTCGATCTTAACGCAGTTGTCCCTCATGCCTTTGGGGGCGGTCACCGTCCACCTACGAAGTATAAACCGCCAAGACGCAGCGAACTTAGTCGTTAAGTCTGACTTAACCCTTTTCCTATCCTTATCCGCCTCTAGTTGCTCCATTTTGCCCATGACATACTCGTCTAAGGACACAAGAGAGTTATAGACGAAAAAGGGCATCGTCACTTCTTCAGCTTTTGTCGTCTTGACCTTCTTGGTGGAAGGATCCACTATCTGCTGACCCATAGCGTTCAAGACTGGAATCCTAGAGAACTTCGTCTCTATCATCTTGAACAGCTCCCCCTTAAAGGGAACCACCGATCTGTTTTTATTTCTTAGGAAAAGCATATGAAGCACCCCATGTGAAAGATGTGTCTAGGGGTCGGCTATCATAAATAAACTAAAAGTCAGTCCACTAAGTAACCTTGATTTTGTAGTGCTAAAGACAGTTCCGCCAGCTCTATGGGATTATTAGATAATATTACGAGCTTATCCCCAGAGATACTTACCTGATACTTATCCGTTAAAGAACGCACAAACCTTTCACGAAAAGGCTTGTCTTTTGGATAAATAGTAATGGAGTACTCGTAAGAGAGAATCTCAGACAGCCATTTATCCACCACAGCTTTTGCTAGGATGGGTGGTGTTTTGTTTTCCTCGCTCATAATATGACCTTCTTCTCAAGGTCGTCGTCTTTGTGTTTTCTCAGTAGGGTGATATTGTCACCTATGGACTTGAGGGTTAGATACACATCTTGAAGCGATGGAGCTTGTTCGAGTGCCTTTATGCACTTGAGGTAACGATATCTAACTTTACCTTGTGACTCACCTATCATACGGGCTACCAAGCTCTGACTAGAGTGTACATAAATGAGCGTCATTACCTCTATGTCTTTTGTGTCGGTGAAAAAAGTGGATAAGCGTTTCCTTAGCTCTTCCTCTGTGTAGATTCGTATGCTTACAAACACACGGAGCCTCTGTAAACCCCTATTTATTCTGTAATGGATATTCGGTTGGGTGTACTGAAAAATCTTACCAAGAGTTGCCTGACTGACCCCTTTGAGCAAATACATCTCCAACAGATCAGCTTCTAAGGGAGATATTCGCCCCATGTTCTCTATTATAGTCGCTAACTGACCCTTTGCTTCCTCGGATAGCTCCTCTGGTGCAGTGGGTAGTGTGTGCAACCCCTGTTCAGATGAAAACAATCTTTCCATTAACTTAGAGTCCATATCACCCCTCCAAAGATAGGCAATCGACGGATAAGACAACCTCTACGCTCCGTAACTCAATAAGGAGCGTATAGCTTCTTAAACCCTCTTCGTTCATCCACCAATCCATCACAATGGCAGAGAACCCCTTCATCTCACCAGACTTTATCTCCACCAAGTCCCCTATCTGAAACTTGCCCCCCATGTTATCTGCCCTCTTGACCATTGCCTTTAGGTCTTTATCCTTTAGCACACCGCTACTGATAAGACCCGTTCTTGGGTCAATCCTCGCCATTAAACCCGATATCCACGGTGTGCGTTTCAGATGCACATAGTCGCTTGTTGGATACCCCCACTTTATGAATATGTACCCCTCAAGTAAAAAAACTGGGTCTTTCCCCGACCTAATGATCGGGATATAGATGTCCTCCTCTTTAAATGGACTTCTATTTGAGAGGAGGCTTCTCAACCTTCCAGCTCTTGCTTCCTCTTCACCGCGTGGTGTTATCTCTAATGTGACCCATGCAGGTTCTTTCATAGGTCTCCTACTCGTTGGCTATTGGTTATTCAAAAACCCTTTTACCAACCTAGCGAAATCCGATAGCGATAAATCCTTTATTATATTGGATACTTCTTTCTCTTGTTTCACGGAAGGGTTCGTCATCCCCACTGAGGGAGTCGTCATCACTAAGTCGGAAGTGCTAGACCCCAAACTCCTTGTAGGTGCCACACCTCCGATTTTCCATTTTAATAAATCACACTTAAACATAGCAGAAGTGGGGCGTATAGGTCTGCTCGCCAAACTATCCGATAAAGACAAAAGGCTCAAACCATAGGTGTCCCAAATGCGTTGTATGTCGTCTTTGCTCCAATAAGGGGGTGGTGAACCTGCTCCAAGCCCAAGACTCACCGCGTACATACTAGCCGATAAGAGCCTATCATAAGCAGTACCCACTGGAGTAGATTCTAAAAGCTCGTCTGCAAGGGCTAGGCTCTCTCCACCATTGGATAACAACATCTTACATATCGTATCGTTTCGATCCACATGAAGGTATGTCCTCACCCCCTTTAAAGTGACGCTCCCCCCACAAGCCGATGCAACCCCCTCGATGGCTTTAAGGGCATCCCTTATGTGTCCCTCAGTGAAGTCAGCAATGAGCAAAAGAGCCTCTCGCTCCCAAGAGATATTCTCTTGCTCACACACCCATTGAAGTCTATCCGCAATCTCCTCGGAGTTCACATGACGGATAATGAACGCTGGAGCACAACGAGATAAAACCGTCTGCCTCATCTTCTCAGGCTCAGTCGTGGCGAAAATGACCACAAGCCTTTTATCCAATGTACCCCTTTCGTTTTCCTCCATAGGCTTGAGCAGTGCATCGAGTGCGTCTTTGGAAAGCTGATGTGCCTCGTCAAAAAGATAAAGTTTCCGATTACCAGAGAAGCTAGAGTATCCAATCTCCTCTAACAGCTTCTTTACATCTGCCTTACCAGAGTTCGTAGCCGCGTCCACCTCCACAAAGCTATCCGAAGATCCATTAAGCATAGATACACAAGAAGCACACTCGTCACACGGCTCGCCATCGCGTGGACTCATACACAATAAAGCACGAGCCATGATGCGACCGAGGGTGGTCTTACCTGACCCATATGGCCCAGCGAAAAGATAAGACTGCCTCCAACCCGCACCTGACTTAATAAACCCCTTCAGAGCTTGTATCGACCCTTGCTGTCCTAACACATCCGAGTACGCTTTGGGGCGGTATTTTGTGTCTAACGACATCAGTTCTCCTTATGAACTAGTGTGTGAGTCCCTATACTATAGGATTGAACCGACCCATCTATAAACGGAGTCCCCATGTACGAGTACATAATCGTGACCAATCCAGACCGCAGTCGTGGTCTAAAAACTCTGTTCTTAGAGAGAGTGAAAACACAAGCTGGCTTTGAGGATAAAAAGTCCTATGTCTTACCCAAAGGACTTGAGGTGCAAACTCTAGAAGAAGCCAAGATAAGAGCCTCTAAACACCTTAAATGCAGACGCTACCCACAGATCGCCTTCGCCTTCTTGTTGGATAACGGAGACTTCTTTTACTTCAAACTCTTAGACGAACAAGAGGTCACAAATAATCCACACCCCCCAAATAACTCAGAACATAAAGCACATGACCCTATCGTCTCCTCCCCCGTAAAGAAAGGGTGAAAATCTACGGAGTCAAACAGATTTCTACTCCCAATCGCCTCTGACACCCTTCTTCTTCGAGTATCCGTATTGGATAAATGCGACTAGGTGTAGTGATAGGCATCATGTGCGTGGACTTATACCCAATCTCTCAAAATGTCCTTACCAAAATCTATATGGGGGTGACACCCCTCAACCCTCTCTAGGAGTGTTTTGATGACATTGGATAAAAACCAAGTGTGTGAGCGTTTGTGCCGTATCGAGTCTCTTCGTGTGATGCTCGATCAAGAGGTTAAATCCCTAAGGGCTTATCTTGAGGTTGGAGACTCCATTACAACATCTGCGGGCAAGGTACATCTTGTTGGGGTTAACCGCACGAGCTACGATGAGGCACAGTTTCTTAAAGATCTGCTAGAAAAGGGTATCGACCCCACATTGATTGGTGATGTGGTAGTATCTATCAACCGCAAGATGCTCGCTGAGGCGATTCAACAAGGTGTTATCCCCACCGACCTCGTTGAGAAAAACTCCTCAAACTCTGTGGTCCCCACTCTGAGGATTACACCCAATAACTAGCCCTCTAAGGCTTATCCGAGTCCATAAGGGGTCTGAGACCAAAAAATGGATAAATGGATACGCGGTAGTGATCTGTACACAGAAGAACATTTCTTAACTGAGGTTGGTTCTTACCTTAGGAGCGGAGATCTCATAGAGGTGGTTGTGGGTGCAGACAGTCAGCCCTTCAAAGAGGGTACTTTCGTTGTGGTGGCTGTGTGTGTGTTATCCAATAACACAGCCCATCATGGGAGGTGCTTTCATAAGAGCCTTCCGATGCTGAAGCCGTTCATGGATTTGTACACAAGGCTATATACGGAGTTTGAGGCAACCCTAGAAGTCGCTAATGCACTCAAACAAGCGTATCCCTCGATGCCGATAGTTATCCATTTAGATGTGAACTCTAATGAGAGGGGATACACCCATAGGTGGTCGAAGGGTCTAGTGAGCATAGCCAAAGGCTTTGGATACGAGCGTGTAGAAATAAAGCCCAATGCTTGGTGTGCTTCATGTATAGCGGACAAGTACACCAAGAAACCGCCTACACCTTGATGGGTTTTATGTTATAATAAGGCTCTAGGAGAGCTACCATGATAAAACTAATCTGGCGGACTGATGTCCATCTGTCCGATAAAACCCCTCGTAGGCGTACAGGCGATTGGACGCTCGATGTGGTGGATAAGCTAAAATGGATAGGGAAGCTCGCTCAAGAGGTGGGTGCAGACCTAGTGCTGGATGGTGGTGACTTTTTTGATGTGAAGTCGCCCACAAGAAACTCCCATGCCCTTGTTCGTCAAGCGTGTGAGGCTCACAGCAACTATCCGTGTCCCGTTTACGCCCTTGTCGGCAATCACGATGTGAAATACGGAAACATCGAGTATTTACCTGAGCAACCACTGAGCGTCTTGTTTTCATCTGGTGTGTTCAAGCAGTTCGGAGACAACCAAGAGGTATTCATTACGGATAAGTCAGGGGTTTCATTAAGGATAGTCGGTGTGCCGTATCATGGCACAAGCTACGACTTCGAGAGGCTCAAAAGTATCCAAAAAGGTCCAGAGGACTACTTATTCGTAGCTTGCCATCTTTTAGCCCGCAAAGGTGAGGGTGGCTCTATGTTCGAGAACGAGGACATCGTAGGCTATGATTTATTGGATAGCATAACCGATGTGGATTGTTGGTTCTTCGGTCATTGGCATAAGGATCAAGGAATCACCAAGTTATCCAATGGCTCTCATGTCGTAAATGTAGGGTCTTTGACACGAGGGTCTTTACACCTAGACGACCTAGACCGTACACCTTGTGCTGTAGAGGTTTCCGTATCTGAGACAGATTTATCCATTATTCGACACGATGTGCCTTGTCGTCCCGCTACGGAGGCTTTTAAGGTAGAGGAAGCCATAAGGGACAAAGACTCAAAAGAGCGTATGGAAACCATAGTAGAGAAAATGAAGAGCGTTGCTACCACAGGTTGGTCTAGTTTAACCCTCCGTGAGCGTGTCATGAGCGTGTCGGCTTCCAACGGAGCAAAGGAGTGTGCTTTGGCTTATTTAGAGCAGGTGGATAAGCTCGACCTCTAGTGGGAGGTGGATACTAGCTCTTTGGTGGGGGGTGTATTATCCTTTTATGAGGTTACATTTAGGATAACTCATAGAAGGAGCTGAAAATGGATAGATTTATGATTGTCCGCGTAGCACAAAGGAAGATAGCTTCCCTTGTGGCTCAGAATAAGATTTCTAGGGTTGCCTCTACAGATAAGCTCGCCGCTCAAATAGAGCGTCTTATGCAGAGAGTGGCGATGTTGGAGAGACAAGCCGACCTAACCCCCCCCTTAGGTAGCGGTGGCCCTTGCGTGGCGATTAGCCGAGCAATGCGTGTACACCCAGACCATCTAGACAGGCTGTTGAATAGGCAAAGGCAAGATTATAACAAGCTCGTGACTTCCCTTAATAACAGCCCAGCAATAATTACTGAGGACGGCATAAAAGCCATATATAACGAAGATATTGAATATGCGGCTTACAAAACCTATGAGGAGAGCTTTAGGTTTGGTAGGGCAGGTGTCGTACCTTTGGAGTTTAATAGGCATACACAATGGAGGATGGATCTTAGGAGTATCTCAGAAGACACGGTGGTTAAGGCAATCGGAAGTTTCTTCAAAGATGAAGATAGTGTGCAACTGGCTTTAGTGAAGTCATTGTGGACTTCCAAAGGATACTTCGGTGTTAGCCAAGAGAGTTACAACAAAATAACCATAGAGCATGGGGGGCTTACGATTTTGATTATCTTGGAGTCCAACATCCACACGAACGACTCAGACTTAAAGAAGTACTTGGATAAAGACATTGAGCTAAAAGAAGAGGGTAGTGAGAACACCATAACTATTAAGAAGCTACCTTTATTAGAGAACTTCGCTAGGGGTAGAGAGAGAAACAGCCAAAGTGCGGAACTAAGGAGAAGGATAGTTAATGAGATAATCAAAGAGCATAAGTGGCGACTTGAGGGGATTTTTATTAAGTCTATTGTTCCTTATGGTCAGTCTGACGAGGTGAACTGCGACCCACTAGAAATCCTTAGTGATGAGCAAAATAAAGCCCTACATGAGAATAATCAGAAGAGGCTTAAGGAAGAAGAAGAAGCTAAAGCCAGGGAGGAAGCCCTAGCTCGTCAAATAGCTCAAGAGGCGGCGGAGCGTGAAGCTAAAAGGCTACAGAAAGAGTATGAGAAAGAGCAGAGGCGTAAAAAGAACCAACAAAGCAGAGCACAAGATTGGGAAGCAGAGGCTAGAAAGAGACAAGAAGAGGGAGCACGATGGGAAGCGGAGGCGGCTCAGGCTCAGGCTGAATATGAAGCTAAGGTAAAAGAGGAGAATAATGGATAGTTTGGGGGGGGGCAGAAAAAACTTAAAAAAACCCTTAGAGTGAGGGTGAGATTTTATAAGGGTTAGGTGAGCGATGAGCCTATCATACGAATGACTTGCTAACGCTCTTAACCCTCATACAAGGAGTGACTGCTATGGCAGGCTTCTCAGATTTTTCCCTCGGTGGTTCAGCCCCCCTCCTCTCTGGCGACAAGGTTCGTTGGAAGCCCCAGAAGGGCAAGTATCGCGTGACCTTCGTGGCTCTCCCAGGTCTCGACAAGAACGCCCCCATCTTCTCGGATGCGAATGGCAACCCCACAAACCCCTCTTTCAAGGGGGGCAAGCGTCTGTACAATCAGAAGGTTGGGTACTTCCTCGACCACGGCCCCGAGTATCAGAAGTACGCGGATGATGGTAAGGGGTCTAAGACCTCTATCGCTACGACCCTTGTGTTCTGGCCTGTGGATGCCAACGGCAACTTGGATAAGGCTCGCTTCGCCAACGGTGAGTACGAGATCAAGACTTGGGTCTTCAGCCTCGATAAGTACAAGCAGTTAGAGTCGATTAATGGGGAGTTCCCTCTGTCTCATCACGACCTCTCCATCACTGTGACCGACCCTCAGTTCCATAAGATGTCCTTCGCCCCTTGCAAGGAGTCGCTCTTTAAGACCCTCTGCGACAAGGGTGCTGACATCTACAAGACGATTGTGGAACACGCTCGTGGTATCCACGGCAATATCCAAAACGACATCGCCCAAGACCTCACGATTGATCAGATCCGTGAGCGTATCAGCGGTCAGGTTGGTTCACCCACGGGCAACAAGGGCGGTGGGAGCTTTAATAGCTCGTTTGACGCGGATGACATCCTCGATGATGTCCTCGGCTAAAAACCGCACCTAGACTCCCCCCAACACTAGAGGGCTAACAAGCCCCAGCCCCTTAACGCCCTCACAAAGGCTAAAGGGGGCTGGGGCTTTGTGCTTTAAGGGTCTCTCAATAAACCCTTTATATCTCAGCCTTATGGAATGACACATAAGGAGAGATACCATGTGGGACGATGACGAGATTACCTTCTATGGGAACGCCAAGACCTCTAGCATGGACGCGGTGTTGAACACCAAGATTTCTGACCTTACAGATACAGGTCGGAAAGCTAAACGGATTAACTTCAAAGAGGGAACTCGGGTAGCCGTTTACACCAACAATGGCGTAGTGATCCCCACACAAGTTCCCATGAGTGGCACTAAGGGAACGGTTGTGGCGGTGAGGACAGCCTCAGGCGAGGTCACCTCTATGGGTGGAGAGGTATTTGTAAAGTTCGATGGTAGGGGTGCGAAGATAGACCGCATCCCCTCAGAGTTCTTACAAGTCGTTTCTAAGAGGGTCGCATCCATAGACGACCACTTTGTTATCCTTAGTGGTCCCTCCCTTATGGCTCACTCTATGTTCGCTAACGACGATGCCGTATTAGTCCATAAGGCGACCAAAGACCTATGGTCGGTTAAGTTAGCCGAAGACGGTTCTTACGACATCGAGCGTATGTTTGACGATGATGGGAACCCACTCAAAGTTTAATGTGTATCCCCACACGCCTTCTCACAGAGCGGACACACAGCACCTAAAGATGTCTTCAGTGAGCTTAACTCATCCGATATACGCTCTACCTCCAAGTCCGCAACTTTTAACTTTGAAGCTAAGTCGTTCCTCTTTTCCATGTACTCTAAAAATAGGATAACCTGCTCCACCTCGGCAGAACTGAAACTCATGTTCATTTCTTGGATATTGGATAAACCTCTCGATAACTGAATATATCCATTACGAACACCAACAATACGCTCTAGGTTTTCTATCTTCTCAAAGCCCTTAATCTCTGGAAGACTCGGTAAAGAATCCAAACCAATAGATATAGACTTATCCAATAGTAAGCACTTGGATCTCTCACGCTTTATCCGCTCAAGCTCTGGTATCCTGTCGAAATCATAAACCGCTCTAGTGTCTGGTAAAGACACTTGAACAGCATCACCCAACACACTTAATATATTTTTACACTGAGACCTTTTATCCATTATATCCCCTAAAACCTTTACTGTTTGTTCTAAATTGGATAACTCGTTTTGTAAGGATTGGACTACAAGATTCGCTTGTTGTGCCAAGTACAGTTCATCAAATGCTTTTACTTTTTTCCTTTCTAGATCTAAGTCCTCCGATTTGACTTTTATCCTATTGTTTATGCTCTTAACCTCGTTTCGTGCCATCGCAGTAGCTTGCTCCAACACTTGGATTTTATCCACATCGGACAAAGCACTAGACAAAACGCTCGGTGGCATATCCAAAAGAAAAATCTGCTCAAACTGCTTGGCAATTTGTGGATAGACTTCTTTTCCATCCACCTCTACAGCCACAACCCCAAGCTGTTTGACCTCGTCTGGAACTCCAGAGCCGACCTTGTTGATCTCGAAGCCATCGACCTCATATCGGTTAGTGTTTTTCCCCTTTTCCCAAACAAGGCTTTTCCCATCTTTGAAGTCGATTTGAACCCTACAGCCCTTTGTACCTTGACGGACAAAGCTAGACCCCCTTGTGTTGGTGAAAGCCCCTATAACAGCCCTTGCACACGCTGATTTACCCGTGTTGTTTGGACCTGTTATGACCGTAAGCCCCTTCACCTCAAACTCGGTGTGTTCAATAGACTGAAAGTTCTCTATAGTGACCTTCATAGGTGTATCCCCTCTCTCCTTAACCCCTTATATAGATACCCTATTATATCCACCACCACTATCTACCCCATTATATCCACCACTTACCCTACCCCCCCCATTATATCCACTACCCTACTCTGCTTACTCCTCGTCTTCACCACCGAACAAAGCGTCAAGCTCTTCCATAGCGTCATCTGCTTCATCTCCCAACTCCAAAGCACCACCTGCACCACCGCTCAAAGCTGTGGTAGCTCCACCCTCGTCTCCCTTTTTTGAAGTAAGGTATGGCTTCACCTGTGCGAACATGAAGTCGAGCCAACCCTCAGGCAAGTTAGCTCTAAAGCCCTCAAGCCCTTGCCCACGCACTTCGCCCTCTGGTCCCATCCATGAGAACCAAGCACCCTTCTTAACCAAGATGTTCGTGGCGATAGCCAAGTCAATCACCGTACGCTCGTTATCTACGCCCTTGCCCGACATGAGGTAGAACTGAGCCTCGTGCTTATACGAGTCCGACACCTTGCACTTATCCAATGCCGCCTTGACGATGTTGCCCTTCACCGTCTCGATCATCTTGTTCTGTAGCCCATCCCACTCCTTGCCTTTATCCTTTCCAATAACGGTGAGCATAATCTTGAGCGTAGAGTAGAAAGTCCAAGCCTGACCGCCTTGTGGCTTCTTCGTAGGTCCAGCACCAAAACCTGGCATACCACCGATAGCCTCACGCAACTGAGAGATACCAATAACAGCCGTGTTGGAGCTTGCAATAACCTTCTTAAACAAGGGCAAGAACTGCGACCATTGACGAGCCAATAAACCCACACCACCTTGCTCGCCCGCTTCCTTCTTGTACATCGCCTCAGGTACACCTGCACCCACAGAGTCCACGACGATTAAGTCCACCCCTGCATGAGCGAACTTCACCATGAGCTTGAACCCTTGCTCTAGGGTCTCAGGCTGAAGCAAAAGGAAATGATTTTTATCCGTCACGGGAACACCTAAGACTGAGGCATAACGAGGCTCAACTTCGTTCTCCCAATCTATGTACACGCAAGTCCCACCCTCAGCACAAACGCTCGCTGCGGTCTGTAGAGCGATGGTCGTCTTACCTGCACCTGCCATGCCGTAAATGTTGGTGATACGCCCACGAGGGATACCTGGACATGGACGCACACCTTGAGCGTTCTCCTTGCCCCCAATGAGATAATCCAACGCCACAGCCCCTGTAGAGATATGGGGCATAGATGTTGTCAAAGACGCAGGGTCTAGCTCTACAAGTGCAGAGTCCTTCGTACCCTTCTCAACCTCCTTAAGAGTCCCCATCAAATCCGCCTTCTTATTGAGGGCTGACTTCACGCCCTCCACCTTTTTATTCGGTGCTTTACTCATCGCTCGCTCCGTTCGGGTTGTCTGAGTCTCCCACGCTAGGTGACTCATCGGTTGTAGTTATAGAAGACCACCTAAAATATCGGTCATCTTCTTTGTGGGTTATCCCCATACGCTTAATCTTGCCAGCTTTCTTTCCCTGTACATACCGCTCTAGATCTGTGAAATGCTTCCTCTCCAAATCGGATAAGTCCGCTATATCTAGATCCCCCTCCACAAGTTTCCAAAATCTACCCGCTGTACGACCCACCCAATAAGCGTCTGCTTGGTGGTGATTCCACGCCTTAGCACCTTGACCTTGTGTGGCTTTCTTTACCGCGTCCACCATGTCCGCCTTCTGCATTTTCCAACCCTTCGGACGACCCAAGTACACATGAGCATGAGCCTTCACTTGGTTCGGTGTTAAATACACCGTATCCAACTTCTCTAACATCAACGCCTCGTTCGAGTAGAGGAATAACCCATACATACCCTCAGAATAGAGGTCGTTAAAGATGGGCGACTCTATGCCTACCCTCATCACATCATTTGGATACTTTTCCCTCAGCATCTGCACCACTTTCCTCAGACCCTCCCTCAAGTAGATATACCGCTCCACAAACACCATATCCGCCTCCGTACTCATCATGCCCTTATCCAAGAAATCTCCCTCGTCCGTCATCAACACCCAACCGAAGTTTCTCAATGACGGATCAAGTCCAAGTATCATCGCTTATCCTTTCTCATGGTGTTTACTACTGAACACATAAAGACCCCTTATCTGTCTCAGTATGGTAGTGCCTATGTCCATCTGAGTGTGTAATAAGAGATCCTTGTTGCTTATGTCGAACTTGAGGCTCGATTTATAGTTATCCAAGACTAAAGAAATGGATAAGATGCCTATCTCGCGGGTGCTAACGGTGACTTTAAGTTTTTCGTCTGTTTTATGCACTAGCTTAAAATAGGCATTACTTGTGTTTACAGGGACTTTATTCTCGTCCTCGAAACCGCACTCCTCCAACAAGCATAACACAAAGTAAAGCGTGTTGGGGATAGGTAGCTTCGTACCGTCTATTGTCCTCAAGCCATTTTCTAAGTAGCTGAAACCGTACCCCATATCTCACCCCTAAGACTTAGGAGCCTCTGTTGGCTCAAAAGTCAAATATAGAAACCATCCCACCCTTCGTAGGGGACTTCGCTACCCCTACAGCCTCGGACTTGAGTTCCGTACCTATCGGCATCCAATGACGAATACGAGCCTCACAAATCTTTCCATATTCTGGCTGAAGCTCTATCCCCACAAAGTCGTGACCTAGTCGAGCCATAGCACAGCCCGTTGTCCCACTTCCTAAGAATGGATCGACCACCTTACACTTCTTTCCAATATCCCTAGCACACCACTCCATCACATCAATCGGCTTAACGGTTGGGTGTATATTCTTACGCGAGTTGTCTCGGTCATTTCCGCTTCCTGTTTTCATGTCTTGGTTCTTTGTAGCCGTCATCCCGCCATGACCCTCTTTCTCTTCAAAGCCCTCTAGCCCCGCCTCTCTCTCACTCCGACCTGCCTTTGAGCCATAGAAGAAATCTGAGTTCCCCTCGGCAACGAAGATTGCGTCACGCACCTCAAATCCGTTGTCCTCCATAGCGATCACACCCTTGTAGCCTATGGGGGAGTCGCTCTTAGGGATGAGAACTACATGAGCACCAGGCTTTAGTATCCTCATAATCTGATCTGCTTCGTCCGCAGTCGGTTCTCCCAAGAGGATAAGACCATGAAGCATAGGCTCGAAGGTACTTGTAAGTGAGTCTTCAGCCCCTATCTCTTTTAGATAAAGATCGAAGTTTATCTCACTTGGGTCAGACACTAGCACATAAGCGTCTTCCACTGGTGGCGTAATCATCTTGAGGAAATAATCTATCATCTCGTTCATTTGAAGCTCTCCGTCTTAATGAGTTCTACTTGGTTGTTTCTGAGGAACTTTACGCCCTCTATGTGGACTTGCTCGTGTAGAGGTAGATAGACCCTTGTTATTCCCGCTTGGTGAATAGCCTTCGCACACATAAGGCAAGGGTCGCAGTTAGTGATCATCCACTTGTTGAGTGTGCTGTTCCCTGTCCTTGAGGCATTATAGATTGCGTTCTGTTCCGCGTGTATGCACCCCACATCGTTTTGTGTCCCACTCTTAATGGATAACTCTTCCCTTAAACAGAACTCTCCGCCACACAATGGATAAGTAGATCCTCGTGGTGTTCCATTGTACCCCTCGGAAATAACCACATTACTCTCTGGGTCTATCACCAAAGCCCCCACTTTCCGCCTACAACAAGGGGAGTTAGAGGCAATCAAGTCGCATTGGATAATCCGTGTTTTTAGGTGTTTGTCTTTCACTTCTTAACCCCTATGCAGATAGGCTCCCAAGATTTCTTGAGAACAGAACCCCACCCCATCCATGTCTCCCCCTCCTTCGTCTGTGGCTCTAGGTCAAAGGCGGAAGCCCCTATCTGAGAGTCCACCTGACGAGAGCCATGCTCTACCCCCCACTTGTTTATCCCTGTCTTCCCTGCTCGCTTTGTCCCTTTAAGTTTATGGAAGTGTTTTGAGTTCGACACCCCAAAGAGAAGCTGACACTCAACCCCCTTCGCCAAGTCGAAGTTCCCTGCGGGCATACCGCTTGAATAAACCCACGCTTCTACGCTCAAGTCTGAGAAGCCCATCTGCCCCATTACCTCTAATAAGTGATGATAAGTGACCGCACTAGAAAAGGCTTTAAGGACTCCATTAGGCTTTAAGACTCTATAGGCTTCTTGAACCCAACCTTTATGCCACTCTCTCTGTAAGGCACCTTCTCCGATATTATCCCAACCCTTCCCTAGTACTTTAACACCATAAGGGGGGTCAGAAATAACCGCATCAATGGAGTTATCCTCTAGGTCTTTGAGCCTATCCACGCAGTCTCCGATTTTTATTTCTATCATTGTTCGGGGTCTTTCTTAAACTGCATAAAGAACCTAGAAGCACCACCCTCATCTCCAAAACCTGGGTCACCTTTCGTATAATCCGTTGACCACCCCCCCGGCCCCTGATGAGCATAAGCTCCTTGCTTATTACCGATACGCCCACCTGTACTTTTAGAAATACCACTTTGTTCATCGAGGGTCTTAACAGGGCATCCCTCTACACAAGCCCAATCTGCCACTTCTTCATTCCCATCTTCATCAGCGTGACTAACCCTATGAATACCTTCTTTAGAGTTGTTCATAGAGATAGAAGTCTTAGCTTTGTTTCCCTCCGAAGGTTTGCTTATCGCCCCTTTAACTTTCTTAGTGCCTTTTAGCTCACAGCCCTCTAGGTGGTTAAGGATAAAGTTAGCGGGCCATCTGCCACTCGGTTGCTCATATTCACCCCCACCACCACGCTTAAAGCAGTTAGAATCCCCTTTTCTTGTTGAAGTCCACATATCCGCCCCCCCACGCTCTGTAGGGTTTTCTGCATACGCTCCACCATTAAGATTATCGGAAGTGGACACTCTTGTAGCGTCAATGTTGATTGCCCCACAGCGATGCTGTAAGGCGTTCTCAGCTACAGTACCCTCTAGGGGCTTTCTGAGCAAAGTGATTATCATTTCTTAACTCCTATGCAGATGGGCTCCCAAGCTGGTTTAAGAGCCGTTCCCCATCCCTCCCATACTTTCGCGTCATCCGTCACCGAAGCTCTAATGGGTATCATCGCGTTCTTCTGAACAATCCCCACACCACCTCTCGCGATGCCCCCATGTCCTTGAGAGTCCTCTACTGACACTCCGGGCTTATGACCTATTATCTCACCCTCTACACCAGCCTTCTTATCGAACTGCTTGGCAAGGTTGTGAGACTTCGGGAAACCGCTCCCATATGCCCAAGCCTCTACGCTCAAGTCTGAGAAACCTATTTCTTCCATCATCGCTATCAGATGATGGAAAGTCCTCGTCCCTGAGAAGGCTTTAAGGACTCCATTAGGCTTTAAGACGCGGTGGGCTTCAGTAAGCCATGCCCTATGCCACTCTCGTTGTTCGGCACCCTCTCCAATATCATCCCAACCTTTACCCATGAACTTCAGACCATAGGGGGGGTCAGAAATAATAGCGTCAACGGAGTTATCCGCGAGGTCTTTAAGCCTATCAACGCAGTCTCCGATTTTTATTTCTATCATTTCTTAACTCCAATGCAAATGGGTTCCCAAGATTTCTTTAGTGTTGTTCCCCAGCCTGCCCACAAAGCACCTTGCTCTGTTTGAGGGTCGAGCGTAAACGCCCCATGCTGTTTGTAGTTCTCAGGTCTTGAGTCGTGTAAAAAGTTGAGTTGCCCCAAACCTGTTTTACCCTCTCTACGACTACCTTTAAGTTTCTTAAACTGCTTGTTGTTCGAGTCACCAAAGAGAATCTGACACTCAACCCCCTTCGCCAAATCAAAGTTTCCAGCGGGCATACCGCTTGAATAAACCCAAGCCTCTACGCTCAAGTCCGAGAACCCCACCTCTCCCATTACCTCTAATAAGTGATGATAAGTGACCGCACTAGAAAAGGCTTTAAGGACTCCATTAGGCTTTAAGGCTCTATAGGCTTCCATGAGCCAACCTCTATGCCATTCTCGTTGTTGAATCCCCTCACCGATATTATCCCAACCCTTCCCTAATACCTTAACACCATAAGGAGGGTCAGAAATAACCGCGTCAATAGAGTTATCCGCGAGGTCTTTAAGTCGGTCAACGCAGTCTCCGATTTTTATTTCTATCATTGTTCGGGGTCTTTCTTAAACTGCATGAAGAACCTAGACGCTCCACCCTCCTCAGATGAATATCCCTTATTTGAGTAAGTACCTGCTCCTGCAAACATAGAGGAGTTGACCCTGTCATTTTTAACATAAGCATCGGGTTTCAATGCTCCACTTTTGAGTATCCCAGACTGAGTATCCAATTTCTTAATAGGGCATCCCTCGGCACAAGCCCAATCTGCCACTTCTTCCTCTCCTCGATAGCGATTTTCCGCTTCTTTCTTAAGTCCATCCTTATAAAGACCTACTTTTCTGTCAGAGCCACCAACAGCAGAGCTACTTTTACCCTCTTTAACTTTCTTAGTGCCTTTTAGTTCACAGCCCTCTAGGTGGTTAAGGATAAAGTTAGCTGGCCACCTCCCACTCGGTTGCTCATACTCACCTATCCCTTTTCTCAAAGAATAGGAAACTGATTCACTATCAGTAGGGTTTTCACAACGATAAGCCCCGCCATTAAGATTATCGGAAGTGGACACTCTCGTAGCGTCTATATTGATAGCCCCACAGCCATGCTGTAAGGCGTTCTCAGCTACAGTACCCTCTAGGGGCTTTCTTAGGAGGGTGATTATCATTTCTTAACTCCTATGCAGATGGGCTCCCAAGCTGGCTTAAGAGCAGTTCCCCATCCCTCCCATGTTTTTGCTTCATCTGTTGCGGGGATAGTTATTTCTGCGTATGTCTCTTCGTATTCCAAGTCAACTCCGACCATTTTCTGACCGTTCCTATTTGAACCTTTTAGTTTTCTCGCAGAACCCCCCATTTTTTGCGTCCCTACTACTGTTCTTTCCGCCCCAAATCCTTTATCGAGTGCCTTGCTCACATTATGGGATTTTGGAAAACCGCTTCCGTATGTCCATGCCTCCACAGATAACTCTGAGAACCCCACCTCTCCCATCATCGCTATGAGGTGATGGAAAGTTCTCGTACCTGAGAAGGCTTTAAGGACTCCATTAGGCTTTAAGACTCTATAGGCTTCAGTAAGCCAAGCTCGGTGCCACTCTCGTTGTTCGGCACCCTCTCCAATATCATCCCAACCCTTACTCATGAACTTCAGACCATAGGGGGGGTCAGAAATAATAGCGTCAACGGAGTTATCCTCTAGGTCTTTGAGCCTATCCACGCAGTCTCCGATTTTTATTTCTATCATTCTTCTGGGTCTTTCTTAAACTGCATGAAGAACCTAGAAGCACCACCCTCATCTCCATAATATGTCGCAGGGTGTTCTTTACCTCCCCCATATATCCCATTTACCCCCCACATTTGATATGACTTAGCACCCATCTTCCCACTTTTCAGATGTCCACTTTGTTGGTCTAGCTCTTGGACAGGGCAACCCTCTACACAAGCCCAATCCGCTACTTCTTCATTCCCATCTTCATCCGCATGACCAACCCTATGAATACCATCTTTAGAGTTGAACCAAGAGGTGGAGGTCTTAGCTTTGTATCCCACCGAAGGTTTGCTTATCGCCCCTTTAACTTTCTTAGTACCTTTTAGCTCACAGCTCTCTAGGTGGTTAAGGATAAAGTTAGCGGGCCACCTGCCGAGTTGCCGTGTTGGATCGGAATAGATGACACCGCTCGCGTTCATGTCCGCCACTGCCGAGTGATTGGGAGTGTACGCCTCTCGTGAGGAGGCGGAGGGGTTTTCTCCATTCACAAAACCTACTCTTGTAGCGTCTATATTGATAGCCCCACAGCCATGCTGTAAGGCGTTCTCAGCTACGCTCCCGTCTAGGGGCTTTCTCAACAGGGTGATTATCATCGACCATCCGCTTTCTTGGGTGTGCTTTTAAGGGAAGCCTTGAGCCTCTGTACAGAGGAAGCGAGCTTATTTAAGTCGTCCTCGGTTAAGTCGCCACCTCCATGCAGTATCCTGCCGATGTTTTGGATAAACAGCTTGTCCGCTTTGACTAAGGAGGACTTCTTGACATAGAAGAAGTACTTATTTCCTTGAAGGACAAAGCAACAACAGGAGCGAGACCGAGATGGGGAGCGGGTGTCCTTTGTACTCTCGATCAAGTACTCGATTTCCTCAAAAAGGATTTGTGTGTTGGGGTTGACGATATAGTATCGGTTGAAGTTCTCGAAGGTGTTGTCGCTTTGTTTGGCGAGCTTAAAACCCGTACAAGCATTTTCAGCTTCGACCACTGTCCAATGATAGTTCTTAAACATCTTTAATGCCCCTTTGCTTTGATTATGTGACCTATAGTACCTAGTGTGTACGCCACAGAGAGAGAACGCTCCATAAGGGAAACTAAGCGACCTGTAGGGAAGCTCTCCCTTAGTATTGGGTTATCCAATACGGAGTGTTGAGGGAGGTTGAGGTTGTGTGCGACTACCCTTAAAGGGCAACGCATAGCGTGTCCTATTATAGAGCTTGACTGCACCTCCGCTAAAAATGGAATCGACCCCTCGACATATCCATTTTCTAGAGCGTCAGTCATGGACAATAAAGATTTCTCGGCTAGGTTTAAGTTCACCCTAGACTCCGCCTCGGTCGTCCCACCCACTTGGACTCGGATCAAAGACCCCATCAGAGAAGAAGCTCTCTTACGCCACAGATCTTGTGTGTGTGCGTGAGGGATAAACTCAGCCTCTCTCAATAACGCCTCAGCGTGTTTAGCTGTCTGTTCTGCATGATCCTCATATGGCTCTATCAGCAAAGACGAAGGCTTGATTAACACCTCTAGTGCTGAACCATAAAACTCCACAGGAAAGGACTTATCCATTTTTGTGTGTATTGTGCCACCTGTAAAAGCACAAAGGTCTTCTAACCACCCCTTGCTCCAAGTGATCTGTGGAGCTTCTAGCCCATAGACCTCCACCACCCCCTTATTCCTATTGAGGGCTATGGTCGCCTTCACCTCTTTACCCATGAGCGGTGAGACTATACACAAAGGTCTGCCCTCGAACTCCCCCATCTGTTCCATCGCATCTTGAACTTGCGTGTAAGAGAATAATGGATAGTCGAAGAAAGCAAACATCGCACCCTTTAAGGAAATCTGATCCGTGTCTATTCCAGCTATAACAGGCGTTTCCAACGCCTCGGATTGGATAACCTCCGTATGGACTGACCTACCACGCTCTAATGAGATATGGGAGTCAACCCCATGTGTCATCAGAGCGTCACAGATCTTCTCTAGGTGTTCTGCATGGAGCTTTGATCTACTCCCGATCTCCAACAGCACATCGTAGGTGGCTTTCTTTTTCTTTTTGCTGACTGCCTCTTTGAAGTTCCCTAAGAAATCTTCCACTTCCGAAGGGGTTAGGCTTTCACCTGTTCTGTAGATGGACTTCAACAAAGACGCGGTGATGAACACCCCCATTTTCCCACCATCTCCGCCTGTACCACATACATCTAAGAACCCTTTTTGAACCACTTTATGTGTGGGTGACCAAGCGTTCAAAATGGATAACGCAGATAGGTTGTTCCACACTTTTCCATTTCGGTATAAGCAAACAGACCCACCCTTGCTTGCATGGCTTAGGATAAGTAGCTGTACAGCTTGGTTTATATCTGGCATTAAGAGTTCTAAGCTCATGTAAACACCGCACTAGATAGGAGTATCAGTTGTCTCACTCTGTTATACAGACGCTAGGTTCAGCTAAAAAGTTTAACGCTACCGCCTCTGTTTCTCTAGGGTGGGCGAATAGCATACCCCCTAATGCCCTTGAGAAATACCCTCTGTTATCCAACCCTGCCGACTCGAACGACTTCGCTCTAGGGGTTATCCAATTTCAGACAGCGATTTACGGAAAAGGATCTTCTCAGATAGACGGAAAACTCGGGCGAGGCACATGGGCTGAACTTCTTAAACTTTACGACTATGTTGAGTCACTAGACGCTTATTGGGTACACAAAGACAGACGAGTTCGCGTAGATAGCTCAACACAAATCATAAACTTCGACCAAGATGGTGGTCTTGACCTACATAGGTTCGGTCACTTCTCTACTCGTAGAAACAAGCCACCACACCTCATTGTTGTGCATTGGGGAGGGCTTGACCCTCGGCATTGTTTTCGTGTGTTCTCAGATCCTGACCGCAAGGTGTCTAGTCATGCGGGCATAGGGCTAAATGAACAAGAGGCTACTATCTACCAATGGCTCGATCTACAGCATATTTCGTGGCATGGAGGTTGGGTTAACCCTCACTCTGTCGGCATCGACATCTGCCAACAGCCAGATGTAAAATGGAAAGATCACTACACCAAACTCGGCTATCAAGTTTCCATTGTGGACAACCCTACCTCTAGAGGTCCAAGTAAGGTGTTGAGCTTAGACCCACGCATAGCACAAGCCACTCGCTCCGCTGTAAAGTCCTTATGCGATACCCTAGATGTACCCTATCGCTTTCCCAATACACATGATGTATTGGATAAAGATTTCTTGGTGGAAGACTTTAAGGGCGTTGTGGGGCATCATCACCTTACGGATAACAAATGGGACATAGCTTGTTGGTGGGACTCTATTTTTGGATAAACACTCATTGACCGCATCATCTTTAGGTGATTATGCCCACGCTCTTCCTCACATCGTCTATAACCCTAGCACTTCAAATAAAAATGGATAAGGGTTGTCCACATATCCATTTTGTGCAGGACACGCATAACTCTTTCTTATCGGCTCTTTGTTGGGTTGAGGCACTGAACAAAGGAGGGTCTTATGCAAGGGAACATGGGTTCTGTGTAGTCTCTTACGACAAGTCTTCGTCTATAATGGATAACTCTATGACCTCAGATGAACTATCCATTATTTTGTCTGAGGAGCGTAAGTTTTTGAGTGATTATGGAGACCTAGAGATCTGGGAGCAAACACATGACTTGTGAGAGCAAGATAGATTGGGCTAACGCCTATAGACTTTACATGGATGGACTTACATACAGAGAAATATGTGACGCTTTGGGCATAAGCCTTACACACCCCCACAACGCGAGTATTAGGATTAAAAAGTACGCTAAGAAGAACTTCTTGCCCTATCCTAGAACTGCACCCACTCAATATGCTTACTGCCTATACATAAATGGGATGAACACCCAAGACATAGGTCTACTTTTCTCTGTCACCTCTATGACCGCTCGAAATTGGATAAACGCATATGCTCAGTTAATAGGGGACACCGACCCTTTGTCTTTGGATAAAAATGCTTTTTTAAGCTACAATCTAAGAAGACAGAGTGGACTAACCTATAGAGAGATAGCAAAGATTGTCGGCTATTTCGACGCTTCTTCATGCTACAGAGCAGTTAGAAATCTTGCCAGAAAAAGGGGACTACCACTTTGACACTACTGATTATTTACATAACCATCGGTTACTACACCACCCGACAGATCCTCAGCAACACCATCGACCCCAAACACATCAAAGACGATAAATGGTCTGATTAATGGTCTGATTAATGGTCTCACTTCTTTAAGTCGTTCTTTAAGCGAATCGCATTTTTGTGTACACGCCAATGCCGATTGGGTATGGAAATACCTTTTTCTGTTAAGACACACCACGACCTACCAGGTACAAGTACATACCCCTCTATCTCTATCTCAGCGTCTAGATACCTAGAGGTGAACACAACCTCGTCCCCCCAACGGAACATTTCCGTGTTGTAGTCTGTTGTGTATGGGTCTTGAACCGTAATGGTGTCTTCTACATCCTCTGTCTCAGGCTGAGTAGGTCCTGATAATATCGCCACAATGCTTTCCGAGCGTATAGACTTTTTATCGTCCGTAACATAAAGCAAATCAAAATCATCTTTAGTGATAGTTATGATCGTATGCTCGTCGAAAGAGTTCTCCCCAACGAGCACCGTCTGCCCTATTCTAAACTTATCCATTTAACCACACCCTCTTTTGTAGCCTCTTTAAGAGAGGTTATACAATAAGAAGAGTAATAGGTTAAGAAAAACTAAACTTAACGACTAAACTTAACGACTAGGGCGAGGTGACTTACGCTGATACCCACCCTCGTTAGGCACATATGGGGGATAACCACCGAACGGCTGTTGAGGGTGATAGTTCCCATATCCATAAGGGGGAGGGTAAGGCATGAAGTTCTGCTGTGGTGTATGTTGCTTCCGCTCACGGTAAACATCCTTATCCCAACGCTTACGCTGTGCTTGAATCACATGAGCAGGAACATTGTGACCATTTCTATTGGATAACTCCACATCGTTCAACCCAGCATCGTACAGGTTGATTACATGGATGTTACAACCCCTCTCCTTAGCCATCTCCAAGTAGGGGTCGCACTCCCACTTACGAGTGAATGTGTTGTGTACAACCACCACCTCGTAGCCCTCTAGAATAAACTCAAGGGTCTTGTTCTTACACCAATCGTGGGCTTCCTTTAGCTTCGTGTGATCGAAGTTAAAACCAGCATCGTCTGTGAAGTAATCATCAACAGAAATGCTCACTCGGTTTTCATCGTCACCAATAATAAGATCGGCAAGGGTCGTCTTGCCCGAACCTGTAAGACCACGCACAAGAATAATAGTCGCTGACATAGAGCGTCCTCTAAAGGGTGAAAAGGTGGGACTTGATTATCCACACCCCCCCTTTATACCGCTACAGATCTATTACTATCACCCTTTTCGGTTCATCTTGTGGCTTTGTCTCGCCCCTACCCTCGCCCCTATCCTCGTACTCTGGTATCGGAAGCTGTATCCGCCTCCCATCCTCCTCTTGTACCCTTCTTCTCCTATCCCTCTCTCTTTCAATCTCTATCTTGATAATGTAGTCGTCTAACATGGGAGACTCCTTTGAGAATGGGTCTTAACACTTACCCAATAATAAGACTCAAAGAGAGTTGGGATAATTTATTCTAGTACGCACAATCCTCTGCTCACATTGTGAATAATAGGAAAGCACTTCTTTTCCGATATAAGGATAGTCCCCAATAAAGACGGGTCTTTTGGATAAATCAGCTTGTTCGACACTTCAAGGTCGTTTACGCCCAAATCCTTTAGCCTCTTTTCGGCTAAATTAAAACTCTTCTGCCGAACACCCCAACCCTCTACCTCACTTCTGTCTAGGGTTAAACGAATCATCTCGGCTAAGATTTGTTCGATTGTGGCTTCTACCCCCCATGTAAGGATGGTCTCTTTAGCCGTGGGCTTCTCTACCCATTTCAAAAAACCTTCCCCTTTTGGATTTCCGACAAGATATGGATAACACAAGGGGGGTACATTTGCCTCCAAGAAAAGGGGCTGTTTTCCTTTTAACCTAACTATCTCCAACATCTTTTTTAGTTTCCTCTGTGGTGTTAGACTGAACTTCCTCTGTGGTAGTTTCGCTCTCGCTGATTTGAGTATCGCTGTCTATGTCCCCATCTCCAGATAAAACCCAAACGAGAGCGGCAACATCTGGATATTTAGACGCTATCTCACCCATATCCCCAGAGTCTATGAGCTTGTTGAACTCCTCCTCGAACTCTTGCTCTATTTCTTCTTTTGACTTTGGTGGCTTGAAGAAGGGACAGTTATTGGGAACTGATGGGTCGCAGATTGTCCCCTCCCACTCTTTAGGCTTGTCACTATCCAATAGGCACACATAAAAGAGGGGTTCTGAAGCTGAACCCCTCACGAGTCCGCTGTGCTTGCAGTTGCAAGGCTTTTTGGATAGATTGTTCCGTATAGCCTTTTGAAGTAGCCTCGCCTTAACTTGCTTTAACTTATGACGGATAGCCCCTTGAGACTTCATAGTTCATATCCGTTTCAGTTTAGCCCCATGAGCGGTGGGCTTGATCTTGTATGCGACATCAGCCCCCTCCGCTATTGAGGGGTCGTGTGTTATACAAAGGATTTCCATATCTAACCGATCACACAGAACTTTTAAGAAGTCCACCAACAAACCAACCCTCCCCTCATCTACTGCGGGGAAAGTCTCGTCTAGGATAAGTATGGGTCTCAGATTGCGTTTAAGGATAAGAGCGACTCTCAATAAGAGGCTCTGAACGGTAGCTACCGCCCCTCCGAACGCATCTATGCCCTCACCCTCTACCTCTAAGCCGTCTTGACCCTTAAAGCTAGTCTTTAGCTTTACAGATACCTTCCCCCTCACCTTTTCGACTGAGGCTGTTAGCCCCACCTCTTGGTCGGGAAAGATAGCCTTTAACCCCTCCTCTAACAGAGTTACATAGGTGGACACACCCTGTTCCACCTCGTCCTCTGCTAGTTTATCCAATATGGCACTTGCCTCTACCCTCTTGTCCTTGTCCACCTCTAGGAACGCTATCTCCCGCTCAAGGGACGAAATCCTTTGCTCGGTCGTTTCCTTTAGGATAGAAAGACGATGAAGGCGAGAGGCAAGGTCATTCATTAGATCATCCAACCGATAACGGATACAATCTCAACGCTAGATGAGCATTGGCTCTTGAACAACATATAGCCCTTGCCCTGTTGACGATTACAACCCATATATACAAACTGATCGATACCCTCCAAAGCCCTCTTCATGTACAAGTAGTTGAAGTTAAACGACTCGATGTCTTCTCCCTCGGTGTCCTTAGCCTTAGAGCGAGAAACAAACATACGCTCCCCAGGGTCGGTCAGCGTCTCTAGCTTGGCATTATCCAAATCGTAGTTTGGAGTCTCAAGCGTATAAGACATATAGCCCTTACCGCTCGCTGGACGCATCTCCATCACAGGTGATGATCCAATCTCACCCTCAGGGTCTTTGAACACCACCTTGAGGTCGGTCTTATCTGCACCTGCTGAGAGGAAGTTGATCGCGGTCAAAACATCTCCCTTAGAGAGCCTCCACACCCTCCTCGGAACCATGTCGAAGTCCAAAGCATTGTGTGTCGTGATCGCCATAGGATAAGTGTAAGGCAAATCCATCGTGCCAAACACCGCGTTGTTCTCAGACACAAAGAATGTCGCTTGCCCACCTGCCTTTATGGAGATGGCGTGACCATCGTGTGCCTTCAAGAACTTACACAAGGGGGCAACATCCTTGAAGTGGAGCTTCAGCGTCACCCCTTGCAAAGCCTCGTGACGAGACACACAAAGCCCAAAACCATCGCAAGCATACGCCTTACCATCATTGATGTACAACATAGCAAGCTCAGGTCTACGAGAGTCATCCGTAGAGATGTACCCCTTAAGCTGATTCAAACAATCGTACAACACACCCGATGGAACAGACTTGTCTCCGGTGGACTCGTTAAACTTATCCAACCACGGAGGAAACGCATTGGGGTCGAGGCTCGATAGGCTGATCGTACCCTTATCCGACTTGATGGTCACCTCACCCTCAGCATCGGAAATCTCAAGTACCCCGCTCACCGCTCCGATAGCTTGCATGGCTCGCTTACCATCGAAAGAAAAGCCCACAGAGTCATCTGCTTCTTGAACGGTCGCCCCCAAACAAGGGATTTTGGAAAAGATGCGAGGTGGCTCACAAGCCATCACCGACACACCATTAGAACTCGGCACAAACACAAAATGTGATGTAATGTCAGATGCCGAACCCAATGTGTTTTGGGCAATGCTCAAGGCTTCCTTGAGGTCATTAGTCGAAATCGTAATCTTCATAGGTTCTCCACTCGTGTCTCGATGCGTGTTAAAATTGTCTCTGCTTCAGCGATAGCTTCAGATAACTGCTTCATTAAATCGTCCCTCTTAGACTTCAACCTTACGATCTCGTCCTCAAGGTTTTCGGGGTTTATGCCCCTCTCCATGAGCTTCTTATCCAAATCGGCTAAAGATGCCCTAGCAGACTCCATCTTACCAAGAAGCCTCTCTCTCCTCTTTTCTAGCTCCGACTTCTTGGCTACTAACTGCTCCAAATCCATTTCTTCCTCCTTAGGATCGATTGGTGCAGTTCACACTTATAAAATCCACCCCATCAGCTCCCTTCAGAACTACCCTTTTTTGCTCATATCCAAATCCACAAACCCCCCACCCACCGAAGCAGGGTCTTCCGTGTCAGACCTACCCAAACCCCTCTTGGCAGCGTTGTGCTTCTTTTGAGCTTGACGCTCCTCACAGATGTTTTCGAACTTACACATTTTACAGTGCTTAGGCTGTGGGTTCGGCTCGAACTTCCCAAAATGGATAGCCCTATTCGTCTCAATCGCTTCCTTGCCAAGACGCTTAATGTCTTCCTCGTCTATCTTGACCTCTACAAAGCCAGTCCACTCACCACTACTTGAAGTGTCCCAATCAGCGGGCGGATTAGACTTCGGATAACGAAAGAAGAAAAACCCCAACTTATCTGGAGTCTTTCCGTACTGAAGCCTAAAACATAACGCATACCACCTAAGCTGATCCTCGTCCTCATACTTCATCGGTGTCATCGCGTTCTTGCCATCAAGAATAAATACCCTTCCCTCCTTATCCCTATAGACCAAGTCCGCCACACCACACACATTGAAGTACTTGTTCATCGTGGGGGTCATCTTCATCTCGGACTTCGCAAAAGGGCCAATCATCTTGTTGTCCCTCATGATTTCCAAAAAGTTCCTCGCCCCCTCGACACAAGTTTCTAACGCACTCTCCCTCGTCATGAGAGTCCACTCCACATAGTGCCGTTGCTCCGCAAATACAAACTCCCTGCGAGCTATGTCTTGCACCTTTTCCAATAACACCTTCGGTTCTTTCCATAACTCGTGGTTGTACACATCCTCAACGACTTTGGATAAAACCGTACCCATTAGCTGATGGTGTTCCGACTCCCTCTTGTCATCTGGCAACGGCTTGGGGTTTCCCTTACCAGCCCCCAAGTCAATGTCTGGATGCCCCTTGTGCCATAAGTACTGCTGAGGGCAAGCCCTCATCATCTTCAAGTGCGACCAATAGATGTTACGCATAGGGTCTTCTGCTTCTTCCTGCGTCATAATAGATAGACCCATACTACCCCACCTTTCTCTTTTAAGCTAAGTATTTGTATGTATTAACCCCCCCCCTCTTGGTCGATAATCGACACTCGGACTACATCAACAACACTCTGGAGGGGGCAGAACTACATACACCTATAAGAAACAATAATCTTTTAATGATGAACACCCCTTAAAGTATCCAATCTTTTGGAGGTTCGAGTCATGGCTATACAGCAATCAGTCTCCCTACAATACCTTGTAGTCACCCCTGTTGGGCGTTTTACATTCACCGTCACTAGGGATCAGTACGGGTATGTGTCTATTGGAAATGTCCGTAGAAATGGTGTGACTTGGAACGGAACTTACCCTGTAGAAGTGAACACAGCCATGCAGGTGGCTGTAGACGAGGTTGGCACTATAGATGGCTCTAACCCCGTTGGTTATCTCATCGCCTCGAACTACTTATCCGAGTTCGCAGATGAAGGGGCTCAAGCTCAAGCCAACGCACGAGCCAACCTCGGCTTGTCCTCCACAGCCACTACAGCACTCACCTCTCTACTGCTCAAAGCTAATAACCTATCCGAAATCGCCACAGCAGGTGCAGTAGCACAAGCCTCCGCCCGCTCCAATCTCGGACTAGGCTCTGCCTCTATAGCAGACACCACAGATTTCTTATCCTCTACCGCCTCTATTGATGACCTCTCTGATGTTGATTTGGGTGGGGCTTTAGTAAATGGAAAGATCCTCAAGGTCGTTGACGGTGTCATTACACAAGCAGACCCTGCCGGAGGTGGGGGTGGGTTCACCCAAGAGGAAATAGAAGATTTTGTTGGAGCTATGTTCGTCAATGGCGGAGGAGTCACTTGGACTTATGATGACGACAACTCTGAAATATCTGCTGTTGTCTCTATAGCGTCCACAGACTTATCCAATAGTGCCAATATTCCTCTTCTCAATGCGAACCAAACCTTCACAGGTAACACTAGAGCAACGACTCAACCCCTAGCCGATAACTCGACCCTCCTAGCTACAACCGCTTTCGTACAACAAGAAATAACCGCACTCAACTTGGGGTCGGCTTCTCAAGCAGACACTGGGGATTTCTTACCTTCAAACGCCTCTATTGACGATCTATCAGATGTCAATCTAGGCGGAGCTTTAGTAAATGGAAAGATCCTCAAGGTCGTAGGCGGAGTCATCACTCAAGCTGACGAAGCAGGCGGTGGGGGAGGGTTCACCCAAGAGGAAATAGAAGACTTCGTCGGAGCTATGTTTGTCAATGGAGGGGGGGTCACTTGGACTTATGACGATGATAACTCTGAAATATCAGCCGTTGTTACCCTCGCCTCCACAAACCTCTCGGACACAGCTAACCTCGCCCGCTTAGACGCTAACCAAACCTTCACAGGCAACACTAGAGTCTCCAATCAGCCCCTAGCCGATAACTCCTCCCTCGTTGCTAACACAGCCTTCGTACAACAAGAAATAAACGCTCTTAATCTAGGCTCTGCTTCCCAAGCGGACACAGGAGATTTCTTAGCCTCCAACGCCTCTATTGACGACTTATCCGATGTCAATCTAGGTGGGGCTTTAATAAATGGAAAAGTCCTCAAGGTTGTAGGTGGGGTTCTAACCCAAGCAGATGAAGCTGGTGGGTTAGACGCAGAGCAAGTTCAAGACCTCGTTGGGGGAATGCTCGTCGATGGTGGGGGCGTGACTTGGACTTACGATGACGACAATGCTCAGATATCTGCTGTTGTCTCTTTGGCTTCTACGGACTTATCCAATAGTGCCAATATAGCCCTATTAGATGCGAACCAAACCTTCACAGGCTCTGTAAGAGCAACAACACAGCCCCTAGCGGATAACTCTACACTCCTCGCTTCCACTGCCTTTGTACAACAAGAAATAACCGCACTCAACTTGGGTACGGCTTCCCAAGCAGATACAGGAGATTTCTTAGCCTCAAATGCTTCTATTGATGACTTATCCGATGTTGACTTGGGTGGTGTTCTAGTAAATGGAAAAGTCCTCAAGGTCGTGGGCGGGGTTATAACTCAAGCGGATGATCTTGAGGGCTTAGATGCAGAGCAAGTTCAAGACCTCGTCGGAGCGATGTTTACGGATAACCAAGCAGGGAACTCGGGTATCACCTTCACATACGATGACGACAACGCTTTACTCAATGCCAGCGTAAGCCTCTCCCTAGACGACTTATCCGATGTACAAGTAAACCTACCCCTAGCAGGTCATGTCTTAGTTCATAATGGACTCGGTCAGTTCACGAATAGGGAGCTTTCATCCACCGACTTATCCAATAGTGCAGATTTGGCTCTATTGGATAGTCCAGTGTTTGTGGGTGTACCTGAGGCACCCACTGCTCCTTTAGGGACAAACACCGCACAGCTTGCCACAACTGAGTTCGTACAGCAGGAAATAACCGCCCTCGACCTCGCTGATACATATCAGCCTCTTAACGCAAGACTTACCGACTTATCCATTATTGCCCCAACAGCGGGCAACTTCATTGTAGGTGATGGTGCTAACCTAGTATCCCAAGACCCATCTCAAGTTAGGACTACCCTAAACCTAGATGGACTCTATCAGCCCTTAGACGCAACCCTCTCGTCTATAGCCACACTTGGCACAGGTGCGGATAAGATCATCTATAGCGTGGGTGTAGATACATGGGCAGAGAGCGATATAACAGCTTTCGGTCGAAGCCTCATAGACGACACCGATGTCGCCACCGCTAGGGCGACCTTAGAGCTTGAGCCAGGTGTTGATGTCCAAGCCTTTAACCTTAACCTCAACTCCATCTCTACCCTCGGCACAGGTGCAGATAAACTTATCTACACCACAGGCGTGAACACTTGGGCAGAAGCCAACCTTACAACCTTTGCTCGCTCACTGCTCGATGACGCAGACGCTCCCGCAGTCCGCACGACTTTGGGTCTCGGATCTGCTTCCCTATCCAATACGACCGACTTCTTAGCCTCTAGTGCAGGACTCGATGACTTATCCGATGTACAAGTAAACCTACCCCTAGTAGGTCATGTCTTAGTTCATAATGGACTTGGGCAGTTCACGAATAGACTTCTAGCCTCTACGGACTTATCCAATACAGCTAATATAGCCCTATTAGACGCTAACCAAACCTTCACAGGCTCTGTAAGGGTCACGACACAGCCCCTAGCCGATAGCTCAACCCTCATCGCTACAACCGCGTTTGTACAACAAGAAATAACCGCCCTTAATCTAGGTACTGCCTCTCAAGCGGATACTGGGGATTTCCTATCTAGCTCTCTCATTACCCTTGCGGGTGTACCAGGTGGAGTTCCCTTAGTAGATGGGCAGACGCTCGTTTATGACCTCGCTAATAACACCTTTAGAAACAAGTCGCTTTCGTCTCTCGACTTATCCGATACGGCTAACATAGCTCGGTTGAACGCTAATCAGACCTTCACAGGGAATGTAGATTTCTTTGGCGGAGACATAACTGCTGATACGCCAGATCTTACAGCCGTGGGTAGAGAAGTAGCCACGGCTTCGTTTGTCCGTTCTTTGATTGCAGGTGCAGGTGGAGTCACCCAACTTGATGACCTCACCGATGTTAAAATCACAGGACCGCTTGTTGGGCAGACGCTTAAATACACAGGCGTAGCCAACGGCTTCGAGAACGCTTCTCTCTCTAGTTCTGACTTATCCGATGTTGGCGACTTGCTCACCACCTCGTCTTCTATTGACGGCTTATCCGATGTAGACACAACGACCACCCCTCCCGCTCTAGGTCAAGTTTTAACTTGGAGTGCAGGCAACCTTTGGACTGCTCAAAACGCCCCCTCCACATACACGGATAACCAAGCCATAGACGCTGTTGGTGTGGCTTTAGAAGCATCCGCCCACACGGGCATATCTTTTGACCACGATCCACTTAATCACACCATATCCGCTTCTGTAAGCCTCTCTATAGGTGATCTTAGCGATGTTGATCTTGGTGCCTTAGAGGAGTTTCAAGTCCTCGTACAAGACAACACAGGAAACTTCGTCAATAGAGTCCTCTCTACCTCTGATTTATCCAATGGAGACTTGGTCGTACTCTCAGATGTTGCTGGTGATGTAGAAATAACAGGTGACTTATCCATTATTGGAGCTATCACCTCTACAGCACAAGGTCATACCCTTGCCGACATCTCCATAAGCGATGGGTCTATCACTAGCCTATCTGCGGCTATAAACTTCGGTGCGAACAACCTCACCACTACAGGGACTATCACTACACAAAACCTTGTAGTGAACGGAACCACCACCACAATCAACACAGAGTCTTTATCTGTCACAGAGCCTATTATCCGATTAGCCAACGGAGCCGATGCTGACCCCAACGCTTCTACAGACACAGGCTTTATCTTTACAAGAGGCTCTACCGAAGACCCTGCCGCGTTCTATTGGGACGAGGGCGTTAATGAGTACTTCCTCACAACAGCCCCCAACGCTAATGACGACACAATCGATTTTTCTCCCCTCAACCCCACCCTCCAACCCTTAAATCTATCCACCCTCAAAGCCTCAACCTCTGCTCTAATAGGCGTAGGAGACCCAGCTCAACTAACCCTCTCCGCTGGGTCTATACTATCCGCCAATAACACAATAACCTTTGGTGCTTCCGCTCTTTCAACCACTGGTACAATCTCGGCTCTTACCCCACCCTCTGCTGAAGACTCAAGCCTAGTCGCTACGACCGAATGGGTACGAGACTTATCCATTAACGCACTATCCGATGTTGATACAACGGATCCCTCTGTTGCGGGTCAAGTCCTAGCATGGAACGGAACTAACTGGGTCAGATCTTCTGCCCTATCTGACGCACAGCTAGAGCTTGATAACACCCAATCTGGTGCTGGCTTGGATACAGATGGTTCTTATTTAGTCCCTGTAGGCACTAACTACTTAGGAGCAACTACAAGTTTATCCAATGCCGATGCGACCCTTGATGGAGCTATTAAGGGAGTATCGGATAACCTAGATGCTGAAATCCTCAGAGCTACTGGTGTAGAGGGAGATCTACAGCTAGAACTAGATGACACGCAAGAGGGGGCGGGCTTAGATACGGATGGTTCTTACATAACTCCTGTCGGTTCTAACTACTTAGGGGCTACCACGAGTTTATCCAATGCAGACTTTGCTTTAGATGGAGCCATTAAGGGAGTATCGGATAACCTAGATGCAGAAATACTAAGGGCAACAGGTGTAGAGGGAGATCTACAGCTAGAACTAGATAACACACAAGGTGGTGCTGGCTTAAACGCTAATGGTACATACACAGCAGATGGGGCATCCAACTACATAAGGCTCGCCACGAGCTTGTTCAATGCGGATAGCCTATTGGACACCGAGATTAAAGCTCTCGATACCGCTCTGCTGAATGAGATTAACAGAGCAACAGATGTAGAGGGGGATATTCAGCTAGAGCTTGATAACACACAGACTTCTTTGGGCTTAAACGCTGATGGGTCATTACCTGATTACACCTCTAACTTCTACCTACCCAACGGCACTTCCCACCACGAGGCTCTGTCCTTATTGGATACTGCCGTCAATAACGCAACAGGCGGGGCTTTAGCTGAACTCGATGCGACTCAAGAGGGTGCAGGCTTAGACACCGATGGCTCTTACATCGTCCCTGTAGGCTCTAACTACTTAGATCTAACTACGAGCTTGGCAAGTGCTGACCTCGCCCTCGACATAAGCCTCGGAAACACCTCCGACTTATTGGATACTTCTTTATCTTCTCTTGGGCTGAATGTAGACGCATCCAGACCTGTTTACACAGCCACCAACTACATCACTGATCTGCAATCTCATCACGATGCCATAGGCACTCTCGACCAGAGCATATTCGATGTAGCTACCTCTCTATCCAACACACAGACGGATGTTGGAAACATAAGCACTCAACTATCCAATGTTGTCACAGGTGCGGGCTTAGATGGAGATGGCACTTATGCACCACCCCTTGCATCCAACTACATAAACATAGCCACAAGCCTATTCAATGCCGATACGATTCTCGATGGTCAAATAAAGAGCGTATCGGATAACTTGGACGCTGAAATCCTAAGGGCTACAGGTGTAGAGGGTGGTCTACAACTAGAGCTAGATAACACCCAGCTTTCCGTAGGTGTAGGTGTAGATGGGTCACTACCCGTTTATTCCTCCACACACTTCATAAACGACACCGAATCACACCACACATCTTTAGGAAATCTAGACAACGCACTCTTCGGCTTAGAGACGAACTTAAATAACCTTACCTCAGACTTACAAGACGAGTTAGACGACACACAACTCGGTGCTGGGCTCGGTGTGGATGGCACCTATACTGCACCAGTAGGTTCTAACTACTTGGCAGGTGCTACTAGCTTATTCTCCGCTGACTCTCTCTTGGACACAGAGATTAAGAACTTATCCGATACCTTTACAGATATCCAAAACGAGATTGACGATACGCAACTTGGAGCAGGCTTAGATACAGATGGTTCTTACATAACCCCTGTGGGTTCTAACTACTTAGGTGCAACCACAAGTTTATCCAATGCTGACTTTGTTCTCGATGGGCAAATAAAGAGCGTAGTGGATGGGCTTGGTACAGCCAGCTCCTATGATGTAGGTACAGCCGATGGACAAATACCTGTACTCGGAGCAACAGGTTTGCCCGCTGTATCTGGTGTTAACCTAACCGCCCTCGGCTCTATAGGGCTTCACTCAGATGTTGACCTAACAGGTATAGAGGATGGAAATACCATCATTTGGGACGAAACTGCTAATGGTGGACTCGGTGGTTTCATTATATCCACCCCTGATGGGGGACTGACCGCTGACCAAGTCAGAAGCCTTGTGACCACAGCCCTCGATAATGGGACACATACGGGAGTCACTTCATTAGACTTCAGCTACGACGACTTGAACAACACCATAAGCGTAGCCCTCTCTATCCAAACCTCAGACCTCACCGATGTGGACTCAGCCCCCACATTGGATAAACAAGTTTTAAGGTATTCGACCGCAGGCGGGTTAAACAAGCTAGTACCCACACTCTTGGGTACAGCGAGCGATTATGATGTTGGCACCTCACCCAACGAAATACTCTTACTAAGCGAACCTACTCAACAAAATGTAAATGCCGTAGCCGACCTTATTGTGCTTGGGCGAGTCATAGAGACAATCGACTATGGACAGGTAAGTTCAGTCTTTATGCCTGGTGTTGATTTCTCTACAGATTGGAACGGAACAGGCTTCAGTGATGTTGTCGTGTACGCTCAAGAAGACTACGGAGTCCTTGTCTCTTAATAAAGAGATTATCTAACCCACACACTAAACACAATAGTGCTTTTATACCCCTCTGTATCTAAATAGACTAACAGAGGAGTCGCACTATGTCCGTTCGTAGAGTTCAACTTAGAAGGGGTACTTCGGCTGAAAACAACGCCTTTATCGGTGCGTCGGGTGAGATTACCGTAGATACCACACGCAATAGCATCCGCGTACACGATGGAGCCACCGCAGGTGGTACTGAAACAGCCCGTACCGACTTATCCAATATTGACTTTGACCCAGCCACCTCCGTTGACTTCACCGACAACGATGGCGATGTGACCGTAAAACTATCCAATGTGGCTGACCCTACCCTCCCTCAAGATGTCGCCACAAAAGCATATGTTGACTCCGCAGGTGCTTCAGATATTCTCCTCGAAGAACTCGGTGATACCCACATCGTAGATAAAGCCAACGCCCAAATCCTCGTCTATGATAATGACGCAGGTGCTAATGATGATAAATGGAAAAATGTTTCCATTACAGGCGATGTCACTCTATCCAATACAGGCGAAGTCCAAATCGTAGCCAACACTATCGTTGACGGGGACATCGCCCTCGCAACTATTGCCAATAACAAGCTCGTTAACGACTCTGTCACTATCGGCTCAACCGAAATAGAACTCGGAAATACCTCCACTACCCTCTCAGGTATGACAGGTATTAACTTCACCAACGCTGA